GAGTATTTCATTTGTTCTGTTTTCATTTGATTCTCCATTAGTTAACAATTCTTCAGATATTCTATTGATGTTCTTCACCATAGATGGTGTTCTGTTGTCGGTATTAATACTACCTCTTGCAGCTTCCCATGTTATTGATTGTAGTTCTCTTGGTAAGATGCCAAATTCTTTTGCAACTTCTGTGTATGCATCCTTAAAAATTGCATACTCAACAGACATTCCTCCTTTAAAAACACCAAATTCTTGGGCTTCATCAGCAGAGGCAGGCAACATTAGTCCGGCCGCAAATGCGTGTGTGTCAGCAGTTAAAAATTCAGCATTCTCAGGGTTTATAATATTCCCATAGAAGTTACGAACCTTGTTCCCATTACCAAGTCTTGAACTTATGTTTTTCATACTTGGGTCAATGAGCATACTTACCGCATTTGTTAATGCTGCTCCACCAGACCAACCAATCACACCATACTTACCATCAATAAACCCTTCGGGTGACACAGAATAAACTGTTGGGCTGTACTCAGATTGGTCGATTATTCTCATCGTGATGCCAATAGCTTCTAACATCTCGGGGGCACCTGTTTTTTTATATTCCTTTGTTAATTCAGATATTGACCGTCCTTTTGTTTTAGCAAATGCAGCTCTGATATCTTTTGCAAACGGAGCGTCCCCATTGCGTTCCATGTAAGCAATAGTACGAGCAACCATCTCTTTAGTGACAGTAGTGTTTTGATGGTCTGCCCAAGCACGTATAACTCTCTCCGCAGCAGATATATTATTAAACCAATTATTCTTAGGGCTTAAAGCGGCAAGTATACCAGCAGATTGCTCAAGGGATATTCCATATGACTTTGATATACCCTGTGCTAATCTATTTGCTCCATCATACCACTGTCTTGATGTTTCTTTAAAATCTTCAGATACATTATTATATAACGCACGAAGATTATTTTTCACCTCTTCCTTAAAAGAATTTATTATATCCTTTGATTTCTTTTTAACTACATCGTAATAATCGGATGGCTTTGGTTCAACCTTTATTGACTTGCTTTGTTCCTTCCTCTCGGCTCTTACCTTTGCTTTGTCTTCTACAGAAAGTTCTTTGTATTTTACTCCCTTAACTATACCCTTTTTAAATAATTCATCGGCTATTTTATTTTCGCTAGGTCTCTTGTCTCTGTATCTCTCTACATAGTCAGAAAGGTTTTTCCCTGCTTTTTTATTTGACCAAGGCAAATTAAACTTAGTGGTTTGTTTTGCCCTTTCCTTATCTACTTTTGCTTTGTTTTCATCGGAAAGGGTTTTGTATTTTTTCCCCTTAACGAATAATTGTTCAGTTATTTCCTTCGGGGATGGTTTAGAATAAATAAATCCTCTTCCAAGGTTTATTGCGGTTGTTATAAATCCTGAACTCGATTTTGATAATTTATCAATATCATTAATAGAAAAAGAATCCACTACAACATCTCCTTCTTCTTTATTAGAATAGGTTACCGTTCCAAATGTTTCTCCTTTTTTTATCGGCTCGCTTCCTGTGACATCTATTTTTGTATGTCCTGATTCAGGAGCTACGTGATATTTTTCGTATGTATCTTCAATGCTATTAATCTTCAACGCATCCTCAGTTTTAGACTGTTTAGATTTAATTTCATATTGCACCTTGTTACCTAAGTCGATACCAAATTGAAACCCTATAACCTCACCAGTTTTGGTCTTTATTGCGCTTACATAGTCAGCATCTGGCTCTGTTACATCAAGACCAAAGGCATCACCATCAGCGATTCTTTTTTCTATAGTACCTTCCCTATATATTAACCCTTCAGATTGAAGGACACTGTCTTGCTTGAATATTTTAGCAAACTCTAAGGCTACATTACCTGTCATCCCCTCTACAAGAAACGATGACTCTGTCTGTCCGTACTTCCCAGTAACCTGATGGTATGTATACCCATTTCTTTTAAGCCAATCCTCTGCTTTTTTATTTAATAGATTATTAGTATTATCGGCAACAGCATTCCCATCAGGGTTTGTTCCCGTAAGTATAGCTATATCATCTCTATTTAAAATAGACTTAATCTCTTCTTTTGACAATGGAGAAGGTTCCATTAACCTTACCTTTTCATCAAAGTAACTCTTTGCAGTTCTTTCTTGTTTTAATAAATCCTGCTGTGCTTCATTAGGTATTGTTACACTTACCCCTTCTATTTTAACCTTGTCTCCAGCCTTTAAGCTTTGCTTAGATTTAATTTCCCCACCATTATATTTATCTGCTAACTTTTTAGGAATACCTCTTGACAAAATAGGATGCTCCATAATGTCTTTAGCGGTAATATCTTTTATCCCATAAAATGCGCTTCTGTATTTCTCACTATTGCCATTAGCTTTAGATGCAGCTGCATTGTATATGTCTTGGTTTAATTTATCATCTACAGCGGCAGTTGATAAACTTCCGTTAGTTCGCATCTGCTTGGTCAACGCTGCATCGATAGGAAGAGCCTTAGGAGACTCAGCACGGTACCCATTACCCCACTTGGCGACAACCATATCAAAACCGTTCTTAGCTGCTAATTGAGCAATAAAATCGGCTTGTCTATTAGGAGAAAATGCTTGGCCTTTTGAATGAGCCTCTGAGTTTTTCTTAGCCTCATCAAATAATCCTAAAACATCTTTATTAAAATTATATACTTTATCGGCTGGAACTCTTACAACATTTACTTTTCCGCCAACCATTCCTTCTCTATCGCTCTCGTTAGTGTAGTAGTAGTTAGCTGTATATACACGCTTGTCGGTTGTATATGCTTTTGGTGTTCCTTTCCTTGCGTCTATTTTAGACCCCTTAATATCACCATAATGAAAGAATAATAAATCGCCATTATCAGCAACCGTCATAGACTTCATATCAGTTGCAGTAATACCACCTCTTGATTGCTTGGAACCACCCGTTTGATTTCTCCTAAATTGTGACTGTGAATTAATGTCTATGCTGCCTAAATCACCAGTCTTAATGGCATTTACTAAAGAAGCAAAATATCTAACTTTATCGTTACTCTTCTTTACATCTTCAAACGGTTTAAATTTGCCGCCTGTATATTTAAAAACTATCTTATTAATAGCTTCGGCTATACGTCTAAATACAGTAGGCTCTATATTCTCTCCATCTTTTAAAATGGCTCCTAATTGTACAAGGTACTCTTCAGGCTTTTCTATATCTTCATAGTTCCTTATAAACTTTTTTAATTTTGCGCTTTTAGTAAAACCAATATTTCTTGCTACTTGATTTTTAAAGTATTTAAAAAGTCTTGGGGTATCTCCAAATGCCTTGAATAGTATAGCATGTGCCGCTTCATGTACAACCGTTTCTGTTGTAGCCCCACTAGCTAAATTTATATCAATACGAATTGTTTTACCATCCTTTGAATATGTAAAGTTACCTTGAGTAGTTCTAGCTGGCTTCCCTCCTGCTGTAACATTCAAAACTTCTTGGAAATCTTCATTGTTATCATGGAAATGTATATCTACACTAGGGAATAATTGATTTAATACTTTTAATGCTCTTTTTGCAGCTGAGAATAAAGGTGCATGAACCTTTCTAGCAGCTTCCCCATCAGAAGCTCTTGTCCCTGTTGGTAAAGCCTCTAGTTTTGTTTTTATCTTAGGTTTTGCCTTCTCTAATAATGGGGCAATTAACTTATCATATTTAGCATAAACCTCATCAAACGCCTTTCTATCTGCATCGCTTGTAAGCTTAGTTCTATTTACCTTACCATTTACTCTATACTGCTCTGCATTTTCTATTTTAGTATCAAGTTCTTTTTGCTCTTCAGTCCTTAATACTTCTACTTCTTTCAATGCAGATATGGCAGCAGGGTTAACAGAAGTTTCTAGTGTAGCTAATTCTTTATCATATTTAGCATTAATTACATCAGTGGATTTAGCTGTAACACCATAAATGCCCAACCTATTTATAATTTTTTCAGATAATTCAGCCTTTCTAGCTACTATGCTAGGGCTATCTCCATCAGCTTTTGAGTCTGCATCTATTTTGCTTAACTCATTTTTCTCTTCTTTTGTAAGCTCTACATCTTGAGAAAAACTATCCTCTTCTCCATCAAATGTACTTATCTGATACTTGCCATTACTGAAATTTAGACCTACTTGCTTTTTATAATCGCTGGTAGATAGCTCGTCTTTTCTTCTTTTTTCTATATCAGCTTTCTTAGTCTCAAATTCAACTGTAGTGCCATTTTTAGCAGCTTTTTTAGCAATAGCATCAGTAGCAACCTCCTGCTCTAATGTTTTAAGTTCAGATTGCAACTCAACTTTCCTTGCATTCTTTGCATCTATTTCTTCTTTAGTCTCGTTCTGCCCAATGGTTAATGTTTCTAATTCCTTGTTTATATCAGCTATTTTAGTCGTAGCTGTCTGCGGAGTAAATAATCCTTCTTTTTTAACCTTTTCTTGCTCTGCTATTGGTGCCATAACACCATTTTCATAGGTTATATTACCATCTTTATCTTGAACATATAATTTATTATCAAACTCATAAGTACCTACACCATCTATAGTTTTAGTAGGTGTTGTTGTTACAGTACCATCTGCGTTAGTAATTACTATTTGGCCATTATCTGCTTCAGCTTTTGCTATCTTATTTGCCTCCTCAATTGTAACTAATTCATAGTTATTTACAGTTGTTAGTTTCTCATCTATTATAGCTTCTCTTTTAGCTTCACTATCCTTTACTTGAGCCTCTAATTTAGCTTTTATAACAGGGTCTTTTTCTGTATCTATTTTTTTTCTAACAACATATTCATTTGCTAATACTATTGCATACTTCTGTATGTCTCTCTCTTTTAAATTAGGTGAAAGTTCAGCAACTTTAGGTATTGATTTTTTATATATATATCTAATCGTATTAGCTATATATTTTTTTTCTTCTCCCTCTGCTTCACTTATTTCTTTATTAGATACTTGGGAATTAATACCTTGTATTACTTTATTATATACATTTTCATCTGTACCTACTTTTGACAATAAAGGTATACCTACTACGTTAGAGAAATATTCTTTCCCTCCAGCAAATAGTGATAACAAAGTACCATCTACTGTAGTTTGAACGTATGTATCTAAAACTTTATCAAACTCTTCTTTGTTGTTAAATTTATCTGGTGCTAATATTGCTAATGCAATACTTGTACCTATTTGCCCTGCTACCTCTTCAGCTGATTCTTTTTGGTTATTTTTTATTACTGCGATACCAAAAGCCTTAGATGCTAATAATGCTTTTTTAACGTAACCAGATAATGCTTCCTTGCTAAGCTTTGATGCAGATAAATCATTAACAATATTTGTAATAGTTGCAGATAATTCTTTCTTTAAAGGGTCAAATAACTTTTGCTCTGGGAATAAATGTGCCGTTGCTGCATTTAATAACCCTACAACATTTGCATATATTTCTTGTTTTGCTTTGCTATCTGGCATTAATAAAACTGCCTCTTGTTTTGCTTGGTCTAAACTAGAAGCATAAGCTACATAAGCATTTGCTAAAGTATCAAGAGTTGTTTTACTAACACCTATTTCACCTATGGTAGTTGCTCCTGACATCGCTGTTCCAAATTCTCCAGACCCAGCAACAATTGCTGCTTCTTCAGATATCAATCCTGCTTCAGATAGCAAGCCTATCTCCCCTAATGCACCAGCAGACAACCCACCAAGCCCTCTTGCAACAAGCCCTTGAAATGTAACTTGTCCTATTAATTCAAATCCTTTATCTGTGAATTTTGATGTAAATGTCTTAGTGCCTAGTAAATTTTTTGCATTTTCTAAATCCTGTAATTCACTATATGTTAGCTGTTCTTTATTACTTAATTTATATTCTAATTGTGATTTTATTTTTTGAGCTGTTTTTGTTTCTCCTACAACTGAATATTTATTATCTTGCCCAGCAAGAGCATCGTTTGCTATATCGCTATCAGTTCTGAATCCAACTGCACCAGATAATGTATTTACTGTAGATGCTGCTGTTTTACCAAACCCATAAACTGCACTATTTAGAGCACCGCCCATTGGGATATTAGTCCCGAATGTTTGACTCTCTTCAATCGCTCTTAATTTACCATACCACATTTTTCTATTTTGGTATGGCAATTGTTCTACTATCTTATCTAATTCATCTATATCTCTCCTACGAGTACCAATATATTTTACCCAACTACCTTGCTTGTAAACCTCTGCTCCTATCCTATTATATGTATCATTTTCTAAATCTAAACTTGTTTCATTTAGTTTTCTTTCATCTACAGATGCTAACTCAATGGCATTTTTATCATTACTTGCATATAATGCATTAATGCCTAATCTTTTAATCTCTTCTTTTGTACCTCTGTCTGTCTTTCCACCTTTTACATATACTTTATATAGGTCAGGGGATTGCAATTTAAATATTTTTTCTCCTATTACATCTGGACTTAGCAAAGCATTTTTTTGTTTACCAGTTGTTTTATCAACCTGTCTAACAAACATTATCCCATTAGCTTCTGCAATAATGTTATTTACCTGTGCTCTTTTATCTTCTAATTCTCTTTTTTCTGCCGCATACTCATAGCCTCTACCTATTGGTCTATTCTGCATCCCATCTGCTGTTTTAATCATAGCATATTGCATAGGATACTTTTCTTCCAAAGCAATAAGAGATTGAGCATAGTTGTCATTAAATTCTTTATGCTTCTCTAATAAGCTGGCATCAGATATTTGTCCATTCTCATCAAGCCAATCTTGAGGCAATGCTGCAAATATTGACTTTGCCCTAGAGTTAGCCGATGTAACCTTATATGCTTTTTCTTTATCCTTATAGACAGCAATTACATCGCTTAATTTATTGCTATTATTAGGATTAATTTCTTTCCATAATGATTCTGCTGCTTTTGGAGCAACTTCTTTTAGGTATTTCCACTCTGCTTCAGAAACAGTCTCATTGCCTACCTCTCCTTGAAGGCCGCTTTGTATTCTATTGATAATATCCGCAACCTTACCTTCTCTACTTTGCTTATAAAGATTTTGAGTTGGAGTATCAGCACTTAATAACTCTTGTGTTCTAAATGCTGCATTATTTAATATTTCTTCATGTGAAGCAGTAGCTATCTCTTTTCTTTTTTCCTTTGATGTTACTACTGCTTCAGAAATAATATCTTTTGTTTTTGGGTCAAGTTGGAGTCTTTTTTCTGCTATTAATTTTAATGCATCTTTATTAGATAATCCTTTTGGGATAACCCCAGACAATCTCCCCGATTCAAGAAATGCCATATTTACATCTTCCTCAGAATATACACGCTTAGGGGCGATTGTTTGGGCAGGTGGGATTGGAGCTTTTATGTTAATAGGATTAACTGAAGCAAAACCAAATTGTAGTGTTTCACTTAAACTAGGTACTGGCTTTGTTAGTTTCCTAGCTGCTTCTTTTTTTGTTATATTTTCATTAAATGTTCTTGCAGTTTGTGCGACACCAGCAACCTGAGCAGGGGTAAAGTTGCCCTCATATTTTGATAGCATTTTTACTGCATCTTCATCAGATACCCATTTTGGGATAGTACCAGAAGCTTTACCAGCTTTTACTATTTGTTTTTTCTGTTCTTCCCTAGAATAAACAATTTTTTTAGGTGCTATTTTTACCGATACACTTTTGTTGTATTCTTCAAGTGACGTATATTCACGAGTGCCATTTTTCTTCGCTTTATCATTTATACTCTTTAGTGTTTCTTTCTCGAAATTTTTGTTATAATCTTCAAGCGATGTATATTCACGAGTACCATTTTCCTTTGCTTCCTTATTTATATTTTTTAGTGTTTCTGGCTCATAGTTTTTATTATAATCTGCAATATCTACGAACTGACGTATACCACTTTTTTTAGCAGCCTCATTTACTCCTTTTAAAAATATATCATTACTCTTTTTAGTATTTAATAAATCTGCTCTTTTAGCTTTTTCTTTTATTATAGGTTCTTGAGATTCATACTCTTTAAAAGAAGTCAATTCTTGCATCCTTTCCTCTTTAGGAAGAGATGCATTTATTTTTTTTATCTTAGAATTTACAATTGCTAAATTTTTATTATTAGCTTTTTCAGTAAGTCGTTCATTTATTTGATTTAATTGACCATAATTAGTATATGCTAAAGGATTTTTTTGTTGGGTACCAGCAGTAGGTATAGCTTCCATATAGTCAATCCCTACTGACTTCCCTAATTTAGTAGCCTTTTCGCTTATTATATCTGCATTTTTTTGTTCTAAATAACTTTCGTCATCTGGATTAATAACATCAGTATATGTTAATTTCTTAAAGCCTCTTTTTTTAACATCTTTATCATCCTTTACATTATCAACTAAATTATTAAAATAACTAATGCCTGCTGCCTTAGCAACTACAGCCATGTGTGCTGGAGTTATGTCTGTAGGTAATGCCACATCAGGCATGTCAGCAAAATTAGACTTAGCTTTCTTATACTGTAAGAAGCTAAAATTATTATCATCTATTTCATCTGCATTCTTTACAGGTGCTATTTTTAAATCTGGCAACTCAGATGTCAACTTATTGTAAAGTAATACATCACTTTCGTTGTGCTTTGTGCTCCCTTTAGGGGCGCTGTTTCCGTCTTGTAATTCCATTATTTATTGTTTGTTTTATTTATTTTTTACCTGTTACTGCTTGAGTTGTAGCAACAGCTTCTGCCCCACTCTTTACTTTACTAAAAGAATAAAATTGTTCTAAGTCTGCTACTAGCTCCTCTTTAGTCATACTTGGGTTTGATTTATATTGTACTATATTACCATATTTATCTTCATATAGTATCTTTATATTCCCTTTACCATCATTTTGATATACTGGAGTGTCCTTAGTTGTTTTTGTAATAGGGTCATAGTATGGAGCAGTAGTCCCTGCTAATATATTCCCAGCTGCTTGTGCTCCCCTAACAAATTGCGCCTCTGTAGGATTATTTCCTTTTATTACCTTATCATAATATTTCCCTGCCTCTTTAGTTTTAGCCTCTCCAATCTGTTGTGTAATAGTTATATTACCTCCGCCCTCTGGTCGTGTATGCTGACTCTTTTTAACTCTTATACCAAGCTCGTCATCTACATCTTTTTTCATTGCATCTTTTTGGGTTTGAGTTAATTCAGCATAGGTCTCACCGTTTTGGGTTGTTACCATTTTTATATATTCAGGATTAACTGCCCCACTTTTTACCCTCAATGCTTCTTGGTCATCGCCTTCACTATAGAATATTGGAGTCTTTCCTAGTTTTTGAGATACTAAATAATATCTATCTCCAAGCTTCTCTCTGTCGGCAAGGATTAAACTCTTAATTTCATCTTTTTTAGTAGTAAAGTTATTTTGGGCTCCTACATCAAGCTTACTCGTTCTGCCTACTTCTTTTTGCTGTTCACCTATTTGTGCATACCAATTATTATAATCCTCATCTAAGTTAGGCATTGTATTTGATACATTAATCATTATTGACCCAAGTCCATCCATTGATACAGTTTCTCCTTTCTCGTTCTTGAAAATAAACTTAGCATCGTTACCTTTCCCTTCAACGATTGTACTTACTGTTTGTTTCTGAAAATCGCCAATAGTTCTTCCATATCTCCAAGTTGCCTGCATGGAAGGATTTTTATTTTCTGCTAATTTTGTTGTGGTTGCGTCTTGGTTCCCAAGAAGCGCATGGTATGTGCTTGACTGACCAATTAGTGCATTCTGTGAAGATGGGTCTAAGTCTATATTTTTTACCCCAACTTCCCCCATATTTGCTTGTAAGTTTATGGTAAATGGGGTTTTCCCCTCATTTTTAGAAAGTTTCTCTTTAGTAGAGTTTTTCTCTTTCTCTAATTCAGCTGCTTCTTTTGCGGCTTGCTTTTCCTTATCCTGAGCAGCTTTGGCTGCTAAGGCATCTTTCTTAACCTGTCTTGCTGCATCTAACTTTTCTCTTTCTAAGTTTATTTTAGTAATAGCGTCTATACCAGTTGCAGTTATTGCCCCTAGACTTGCTGTTTCATTTGGTTTATATCCTGCGTATGTCATATTATTGTCCTTCTATTGTAGCCTTACCTTTTTTACCGCCACCCTTTTTACCTTTACCAGTATATGAAGCAACGCCTAAAGACGTTAAGTTTTGAGCAGCTCCACCAAGAGCTTGCTGGAACTGAGTAGCTCCCTGTGCTGCGGCTGTTTGAGCACCTTCCATTTGAGAAGCCTCTAGCTGTCTTTGGAAATTATAATAATCGCTATCTATTTGTTGCTGAGTCTTTTGCTTCTCTAAGCTTAAATTAAGCGCATCTTGTGCCTTTCTGGTTGCTAAGTCCATCTCAGCATTTTTTATACCTCCCTGAATGGTTCCAGCACTACCCAACACAGCAGCAGCCCCAGACTCTCTAGCGGCATCTATCATGTTCGCTGATTGCTGGTTAATGTTAGCCTGTGCTTGGTCGTACATGTTTACAGGAACGCCAACTGCATTCATAGCGTTGGCTTGTTTCGGCATATTCTTTAAGTTATTATATGCTGCCTCTGCGGCTTGTCTAGCCTTTTTTTCTTGGACTAATCCAGCGACTCCTTGTATTGCACTTAATCCAAGTCCAGCGACACCTAATGCTACTTCTACTCCCATTTTAGTTTATTTTTTTTATTAATTCTGTGTGATTTATTCCGCCTTCTGAGAACCCTAGCTGTTTTTGTAGTGTTATCATATTTGGATTTCTAATACTACTGTAAATATAAGCAAATCCTAGTTCTCTAGCTAATTCTTCGCAGGCTATTATTAAATGACGTACTCCGCTCTTTCTTCTAAACCCTCTGATTGATGGGTCTGATATAGGAAATGTAAACCAACAAAACGCTGAATTAGTTTCATAAACAAACCCTGCACAGATACAGCCATCCTCGTCACATATCATTACGCCATGTGTGTTTAACGGAGGAAGCATTTCAAGAGATGGCGCTACTGTCCATCCCCACTCTTTCCACCATTTAACCAACACCTCGTAATCTTCAAGCTGTAATTTTCTGGAGTACATTCATGCAAATTTAAGGAAAAGATTTGATTATATTTGCCTGAACAGAAAATAATTCCACTGCATTTGTGGAGTTGATATTTATATCTAATATATTGTAGTTGCCTCTAAGTCCATAGCTTTCAATCTTTGAACTTACCCGTGTTCCGATAATGCTTCCTACCGTTGGGGTTAATGCAGATGCATAGGTTTTTATGATATAACCACTATTCGTTTTTTCCATGCTAGATATATACCCTATGACATTAAGCGTTGTGCCGCTATAGTAAAACAGTGTGGTTCCAGAGGTAGAGTTGATGCCAGTGGCAATGGTAAGCGACTCATTGGTAATAACCTCGTATGAGTTTGTTGCCTTTATTGCAGCCAATACACCAATACCCTTGTCAATCATTGTTGACCCAGTTTCTGCTGTGCCTTCAGAGTTATTTCTAATACTACAAAATAGCTCACCTTCTTTGTTCACAAACTCATTTGCAGAGATAGACCCTGTGTATGTTCTGTCTCCAAGATACGCTGTCATTAGTGATGACGATATTTCGCCCTCTGTGATGTCACCAGTAAACGATACGGTCTTAAAAATCTTCACCTCGTTTGGTGAATTGTTTTGTGATATTCTGATAGAGCTTCCGTACTGAGTTCCATAATAGTTTCCCCTTATGCCCATATACTCTTTCCATATTTGGCCGTTCTTAAACGTATAGAAATAGTTGTTCATCCCTATCATCATCTCTGGTATGCCGCTATAGAATGAAGTAAACCCATCTACCGAGGGCTGATATGCTACTGTATATGCCATTTTACAAAGATACTATAAATTTAAACTGCACAATTAACTATGTCAACAACACATCCTGTGCTATCTATTAAGATAGAATAATTATTTGCTAAATAATACCACAAGTACCCCCCATTAAAAGGAATAAGTCCATCGCTATCTGTGTATATATAACTATTTTTTACTGGATAAGTACATGGAGCCAACCCATCGAACCACAGTGTAGTTGTTGGGATGGTAGGATGTATTGCACATGCTAAACTGCTACTACATTTTGGAGTAGCAAAATTTATTGCAAACTTATATAGTAAACTAGGGTTTTTAACAACAAACGTAAATGTCTTATTTGCACTAGTCCCTACGCAGTTTGTTGCAACCACAACAACACTAAATGTACCTCCTACATCTGAGCCTATTTTTATTACTCCGTCATCTGTTACAAATATCCCATCTAATGCTGCTTGGCCACCGTTTACTATCGTTGACCCAGTTCCTCTAATGTTTGTAAACGTACTGTAGTTCCCAGCAACGATAGTAGTCTCACCTATACCTACACTAACTATACTAGTAACTCCATCTGTATTTGTATAACTCCAACTTCCACCTGTCGTTCCACCTAATACAGACACATCTGTATATACGCTTGTTATCCTATATTTATATGGATTATTTGTTGCCACTATCTTAAACTCAACATCGCTTCCTTTTTCTATAGTAAAAGTTTCTGATGTTAATGAAGGGATTCCAGCCTCTGAACAAGCTAGTAGTCTTCTTTCTATAACAACCCCTGCTGAGTTTAGGTTAAATGCATATGTTGAGTTTCTATACCAACCTGCTGTAAATATTACTGTCTCATATGTTGTACTGTTCAGCAACTGCGTTCCTACATCTGGAGTTGCTGAATAATAATTTGTATGACGATAACTATTTACTGGCGTATCAGGTAAACAATCGTAGTAGTAGTCTCTTTTTACAGCACTTATTGTAACCGAATTACATGGATATGTATTTAATACTATCCTAGGAGTCCATACGCTAAACGAGTCCTCTGGTGTTGGAGGGCTTAACGATAACACTGAATAAGGATTTTCTTTGTTTATATTGGTAAGTATAATTACATTATCCAAATCACTCTCTTCCTTGAATACCTGTTGCCCATCGTAAGTAAGCTCTTTGACAGATGAAGCTGTAAACGAGTCTATTTCTACCATACTGAACACTACAGCGCCACCATTGTCTTGTCCTAGTCTAAAGTTAGTAACAAGTGATGTACTTAAATTGTCTATATTCAAAGTTGAATCAGCTATTATGTTTCTATAGTCTAAAACAAAGTATGCATAGTTATATCCTGCATTGAATGAGGCATCTCCATAATATCCATCTATACCATTATCCGTTAATGTTACAGCAGTTGCACCTCCTTCTAGTACACTTATATAATCATTACATATTCCATTCGCTTCTAAAAACCATACTGAATTTAATTGATTGAGGAATGGTTTATATCCGCCACTCTCATCCCCCGCATAATATATTGTTATTGTAAGGTTTTCACCGCTTGATGGGATTGTCTGGCTGCCCATGAACCCACTAATATCTAATTCTGTATTACATTTTGGAGAGAATGTATTTTCATACTCTCCAACAGTTGTTTTTATTCTTACAGGTAGTTCGCTATCCTCTTCTAACCCTACTACAAATATTTTAGCATTACGATATCCGCCTACCCCCGTTTGCATAACTGGGATAACCTCAATTGTGGGTGTTGGAGTGTAGTACGTTATAGTTATATCAGTATATCTGGCGGCTCCTTCATTATCTTCAAAAACTGGAGTATACTCAAAATAACCTGTACCTTCTATTGGCAGTTGTTCCACCCACTTTTCGCTAGCGTCTATTTTCCATGATACATCGGTGTCTAATATTATCTTACTCATTATGGTATTGGGTTGTTGTTTGAAGACGAAAGTATTGGGTTGTTCAAAAAGCCTCCTAATGAACTACCCATAGCGTCAACTACAGGTGAATTAATGATTATAGTGTTTGGTTGCTTAGTTATCTTTACAGATGTATCTGTATACATATACCTCTTGTTTACTGGGTCAAATGCACCAATCTTCTTGGTAGAGAAATCAGCAGCAAATCTAGTATTAAAAAATGATTGCATACCATTTTTGCTTATTGGGAATAACCCTTGATTGTTTAGTCTTAATAATACGCCTCTCTGAACGTCACTAAACCACATGTCCCCAGCATACTCACTAAACGTCATTGGGTCTCTGCTTATACCGTAGTTACCTTCGTATGATATTTGTGTCCCTAAAACTTCTGGAACTGAAGATACGGTGCCACCGCCTGTTGAGTCGCTTAATAAGTTTTTACCAAACAATACCTTTGTTATTTTGTCTTCATGTATTACAATCAAATCATTATCTCTTGATTTAATTTTCTGGATGGAGCCGAATGATTTCTCTAGGTTTTTAAAGTTACCAATAGATAAATTAAACTCATTCAAGTTGTTTACATTACTATCAGCTCTGTACACACCACTATAGGTTAAGCTCTCAGACTGTATCTGCTGACCATAGTCTTCAGACACAGCGTTTACCCTAGTAGACCACTCCATAGTCGGTGCATTAAAGTCGTCTCTAATTCTGTTTGACTCAACTCCATTATCAAAAGCAAAGCAATTAAATGTCCAAGGGAGTGTTAACTGAGCGTGTTGTATTGCTGTTTGGTTCTGAATATCCCCTGTGTGGCATCTGTTGTATCCGCTTTGATATATTTGAAAATCTTCACTACACTCATGGAATATTTTGCTATCAGTATCTTTTGGTGCGGTTTCTAAGCATAACACATTTTTTTGGTATGTTAATTTAACACTAATTTGCATCGAGCCATTTACTGAAGCTGAAAATGTCCCAGCGCCACCACTGCTTACTATCATAAATACATTTGTATTTGAAGTTGCCCCTGAAGCTGCCCATATTTGATTTGCGTCTATTGGGAAAATGAAATTATTTATATTAGGATATGCATTCCTAAAAAATACATTTTTATATCCTAATGATACATTATTTAGATATAAATGATTAAATGTTAAATATGCTCCATCTTCCCAAAACCACTCTTGAATATCTACATACGTTTTAGTAGCTATAAAAGATTGTGGAGGAGTGGAAACTAAACTATTTGATGCTGTAGTACCGTCAGTGAAAAATGGGAACTCTATTAAAGTACCTCCTGTTATTTCTTGTTTTACTGGGTCTGTTTTTACTACAGATGCTAGTCTATTAATACCATTCCCTCCAATAGTTGTTCCTAAGAACAATGAGTATACATTAATCCTCCAAGAGTCACCAACTTGCAATTGGTGTGTTGGAACGATATATAATTGGCCTACTGTTCCAGACATGAATGATGAAAGTAAAGAAACAGCTACAGGACTACCTGTTGAAACATGTCTAAATTGTATTGGAGTTGAATTTATATTTATTTGACTTGGGAACTCCCTATAATTTAAACAATGATATGCCCCAACTATGCCAATATATTCTATTATATATCTTATATCTTTAGATGGAGAATTTATCTTTGAATATACAGCTCCACTTGAAGCTCCTTTAAACGATGTGCCATTAGCTCTATATAGCACACATGGCGAATAGTCCATACTTGGCTTAGTATAAGGTACAATCCACGAAGACCCAACTTGATTATTACCTGATGTGGCAGATGGACTCATGCTATTGAACATAAATCCAGTATTAGTGAAGCTATACAAATTAGCAGCTGTTATCGATTGCGTGTAATTTAACTTTAAGTATGTGCCTGCAAGACTACCACTTACTATATCTCCTGCATTTTTTGAAGCTATTTCTAGTACTTTATATTCCTTGCTATCTCCACTAACTCCAGTATACAATGTTTTTATAACAACGTAGTCCCCTACTGCGACTTTGTTTACATCGCTGCTGCTTATTTTAAACCAAGTGCCAGTCCCCACATTATATGCTACGCTTGGGTATATGTTATAGTACGAGTCTTTAGACTGCTTAATTGCAACTCTATATTTAGTAGCCCATTTCGGAGGGAAATGTGCTATATCAAGAATTAATGAGTTTTTATTCCCAGCCTTACTATATGGCAAATGGATTGTATTCTTTGGCGATGTTAAGACAGTGCTCATGCGCCCATAGTCATCTAAATACATTAGTCCTATTTCGTAATCTCTACCTGTTTTCAAGCTTGGTTCAGGAGGAGCGGCAGTTGCTATAGTGGTAGAGTTTATAGATACAGTGTAGTTAGGTAACACTAAACTATTAAAATCTGTTTTTAGGTCATAGAATTGAGTGTAGTTACCATAAATCAATCTGCCACCTATAATGTCTTGTGCTAATGCTTTTATCGGAACATTATCAAATAGTCTAGTAAGTTGTCTGCTTGGTAGTGCAGTATATATTTTATTATTATCAAAAGACTTGTATGTAAACGTAGTATTGTCTGCAATAGTACCTGTCTGTAGTATTGGATGAGCTTTATTTATCGTCTCAATTATATAAACATTGTTTGATGACGTATCTCTAAACAATATCTGTATATCAGTTACTTGTCTACTGCCAGTATTTACCGTTATATCAACAGAGTTGTATATATTCTGCATCCCAACATTAGCTTCTGAATTTTGGTCGTAAGCAAATGCAGATGGGAAGAACCCAACCTTGCTAAATGGTGCCATAGAACTCCATCGGCTATTTGCATATTTGTATCTATAAGAAAAATACAAGAACTTATTCTTTGTATTAGTTTTTATATTTGTATCATTCTTTAAAAATAATGAAGGCGCACTTACAGGAGGCTTGACAATAACAATAATGTCATCTATGTTCCAAGAAAAGTTTGTTGCAGTCCAGTTTTTAGCGTCTGCAATGTTTACCATTTTTGGTGCAGATAGGTTATCTGTCCATAATAGGAACCCATTAAAGTAGTTTATACCTGATATTAAGTAGTTCTTATTAAACCCCAATAAGCTAGCTGTCGTAGGGGAAGCCTTGGCGGCACGAAGTATCACAGTCATATCTCCAACAACGCCATAAAGGCCAGCTGTTACAGCGCTTACTGTATCTGGTCTGTCTATGTACTCAACAATTATATCCTCTGTATCGGAGGCTATGAGCCAATAAATAGCATTATTCGGCTCATACTTACAAACTCCTATTACTACAGGGTTTGTCAATGCTGCACCTGCCACTGTTTTTACATCTATCGTTGTGCCAATTGGCGTTTCTAGCCTTCTGTTACCTTTTGAATTTCGTAAAACTCCATTCTTATTACCATCAGTAGAATTTATAACATCTACATTCAGTGCATCTATATACTCTGTTGAAGGAATTAACCTAGCGTCAATATCCTTGTTCATTCTTGCTCCTGTAAATGTATTTACTGTGTTCATATTACTTTATCCAATTTAAAGCACCTCTTAAAGCTTTTTTCAGCTTACTAGGGCTATTGTTACCTAATCTTATTTTAGTGTTTCTTAATGCAGCCATCTTGTCTCTTCTAGCTCTATTCACAACATACTCAGGAATACCGCTCTTTCCATTTAACAATGCCCACTTGATATACATGTACAGATACTCCTCTGCCATTTTATGTATCATTATGTCTGCATCGTCTGCCTTCATCCCATCGCTAAAGTATTCTATCACTACCTTTTCTCCAGACATGCCACTAGAGAAATTAATTACTCCAGCTTTTTTGTCTAGTCTAAATGTAGGGTTAAAGTCAATCTTAGCCATGTCAATGCCAAGCAAAGGATAGTTGTATGGGTAATACCACTCATTATTAATGAACCACCCTAAATACCCTTCTGGAGACATCTGTTGAGCGTCACCATTAATCCTAGCTAAGTCTAAGTCGCTGTCTACTAAAACAGCGTTACCGTTTGAGTCGTAAATTGTATCACCCTTAGAGTCCCTCAGCATTGCTCTAGCGCTTATCACTGAATTAGACTCTTCAAGCTGGATTAGATTACCATTTACTTCTCTATAAACCTTTATATAATTTACAAAATCAGATGGCATAACCATTTTTAATGAAGAAGATACCTCCCCCTCAAATGACAATGTTTCTTTTGCTGCATCATAGTGTAACTCTTGTATCCCTCTCTTCGCACAAAATACTACGCTAAATCTGCTCGTATTATTAATAATGAAGTTATCTCCTGTACTTTGCAACAGGAAATTAGAAACTATTTCGGTTAGTGGTAGGTATTGATAGCTCCCAAAATTTGAACTATCTCCATAATATACTGAATCTTGCATTTTTTTTATTTTTTGTTTAACATTGCTTCACGCTGCGCTTCTAGTTGTACGACCTGTGTCTCTCTTATTTGAACACCTGCATACTGCAATATAATTGCAACCAACTTAGGAAACTCTTCATCGTATAATTCAAAATCTTGGAACCCTGAAATAGATGGATTATATATAGGTTCTCCATTTGCAATAGAGGTGTAAGTCCAGTTTGGATACTTTGGATATCTAATGTAGTTTAACTCTATGTCGGATACTATAGAACTAGGGTAAACCTCCACTAAGGATGCCTTCTGGTTATACACTGGGAACTCAGTAGATGGATAAACACTTGGAGACTTTAACAATAGAGCTAACTCTCTAGGACTAACCTTTTGAATTTCATTATTACCTATAAATAGGTTGTCAATAAAGAACCAGTCAGAAGGTAATGCATACCCCTTCCCTGCACTCTTTGATGCAATAATAACTGTAGGCACTGATGTGTAACCAGAACCAGCATTTGTTATTATAATATTTGAAATATTTCCTTTTGTATCAATACTTGCAGTTGCTAACGCTCCTGAACCAGCTCCATTTGAAACTGTTACATACTTTAATACTGCTGAACCATTTGTAAAGTTATTATTCTTATCAAAACTTGTGATATTGGCTCCTGTAGTTCCTGCTGTAATTACGATGAAAAAATTCGTTCCACTAGATAGCATTGCACCCTTTACAACACTCGTATTTGCAGCAAACGCTACTGAACCAGAGCTACCGATAAATACATTTGGAGCTAAAGAATAACCTCCACCACTATTTGTTAAAGCTATACTTGATATTGTGCCTGCATTTATTGCGGCAATCGCTGTAGCTGTATCTGATTCTTTGCTTATTAATATATTTTCTAAAAAAACATTTATGTTATACTCTATTTTTCTAACAGTATCAGCATAATTATCGCTTGCTTTACCATTCTTTAATAGCTGTTTTGCTTCTTCATAGTCAACAAAATATTTATTAAAAATATCCAATTGTGCCATGCCTGCATATTGATTGAACTCCTGTGGAGTAATATACCCGTTGTTATCCTTGTTTAGGATATACAATACGGACTGTCTAACTTTATCAATCATAGACAGCAAAGATAATAAAAAAAAATCGCATAAAGATTATGCGATTTTTTTTTAAATTTGTTGTGTTACTATTAAGCGTAAGCTACAGAAGTAAGAACCTGCTGCGTTGTACCACTTACTATAGGTAACGTAGGAAGTTCATAAACTGCAAAGTTATCTTTACTAAATGCACCAATAGCAAAAGCATCACTAATTGCTTTTACTACAGCATTATGAGACGCATAAGTTGCGTCAGCTGTTGTAAACGTAATAGTTGTTTTTAAGGTAGCACTACCAACATAGAATATAAACATTGTAGATGTTGTAGGGAATGTAATTGTTGCAATATTATCTACCCCGACAATCACTTTATTTCCTGCTGTACCGATAGGAAAACTAATTAATCTTTTCATTTTTTTTTATTTTTTTTAAAATTGTTAAATTATTCGCAAAGATAATTAATTCAACTTACTTTCAACCATCTTCATTACCTCAAGTCCCTTTGTAGTTAAGAAGAACGCACTTAATGCTTGCTCTGCTGTCTCTCCAGAAGGTATTGTCAGTAACTTCAACTTGTTGTTTTCTAAGTTGTAATAGATATCTCTACCATTGTTTTTTGTTATAAATATGCCTTCAGTGAACGACCTAGCTACAGTATTGTCTAATGTTAGCGTTGGGTCTTCTAAGGCTTCTAAGAACTCTCTAGGGCTTTTCTTTGCGTATATCAATATGTCCCTTTTTATTTCACTCGTAGTCATGCTGTCTACATTTGCCCCAGCATACACCCTTAAAACAGACTCTGCAACCGATACCTCTAACCCCTTAGCTGTTACCAATGCATCTATCTCTTTTAATAAAGCATCTTTTTCATCCTTTGCTATAGCTTCGTGGTCTAACTCTTTAAATAAGGAACCGTTGGCTGGATGGATGTCTAAGAACTTTTGTAGTGTTGGGTTTGTGTATGGAACATGAAGCGAACCGTCTTCAAACATTACATGCTCTAATATTGCGTTCCCGTCTTGCTCATCTTCAAATGGACTCTTCTGATTTTTAGCATATCTTAATGCTCTGTTTTCATTAGTCTCTTCATCGAAGTATAGCAACGGAGAACTCCTACTATTTTTTGATTGTAACATGAAACATATTGGCGAGCTATTGCCTGTCAATACATAAGTTTTGTCTTTCCCTACTTGTGTTTTTTTTGTCGATTTCATTTTATTTAATTTAATTTAATAATGAGTGACAGAATTACCTGCCACTCATTATTTGTTATTTATTAGTTTTTAAAGATAAAGAAGTTATTAGCTCCTAATACGCAAAGTGCTCTTTCAGATAAGAAATTAACTTTCATGCTATCTACATCGCTAGTAGTTGCACCACCTGCACCACCTGTAACCCATGATTTATATTTTCTATCTTCAACTTCACTCTTACGATATCTAACGTGTAAGAATGGGCGTTTAGCATTTTTGCCTAAAACTTGGTCGTAAACATTAGTTGAACCTGCTGGAACTAATACTCCATTTATGGCACCTGCTGTTAAATCTCCACGAGTTTGAGCATCGTTTAAGTATTTCCAGTCTGTTTTGTAGAAATCATAACCTCTACGGAAACCAGAAAAACCTAAGTTTAAAGCCATATCCTTATCGTTATCGAACAATCCGAAGCTAGAACCACCCATAGCGCTTGCGCTTTGAGCTGCTAACATATCGTCAATATCAAAGCTAAACTGACGGTTTAAGAAAATTGCATTCTCTTGAATCGCACCTTGCTTATCTAATCTTTGGATAACTGCATCGAAGTCATTCAATGTGTTAGGGTTACCACCGCTCCACACGTTACCTCTGTTCTCTACTTCATAGAATAAACCCTTAGTACCTGCACTAGTTTGAGCGGTAGTACCACCAGTAACAGGTGTTAAAGTTGGACTTAATGCATTATATGCACCAGAGTTAGTATCTGCTGGCTTACCTTCAACCATGCTCATTTCCAAGTAATCTTCAAAACGAGTACGAGTTTCATGAGATGATTTTAAATACCACAAGTAACCTCCGCCACCTGTTTCGTCAGATACTTCTACCCATCCGATTTGAGCCATATCAGAACCACTAACTTCATAGTTTTCTTTAATGATAATTGGCTTGTTGTCAAAGAATGTAGATTGAGCCTCTAAGCTACCAACCATTCCTGCTTGACCTTTTTGGAACTCTGAGCCATAAACAAATACAGTACATAAGTTTGTAGATGAAGTACCTGCTATAATATTTTGGTTTGCTTCATAAAAAGCTACATCAAATGTCAAACCAGTTGAAGCAACATCTGTAATAACACCTTTGTTTGTTGCTGAACCTGCGTTTTGAGAAATTAAAACTGTTTGACCTTTTCTGAAATTAACAGGTTTACCAGTTTGCGCACTAAATTGTACAGCAACTGTTTTTGCGCCTGCTACTGAAGTTGTGTATACGTCAGTGTATTTTGTGTGTAAACGACCTTGCTCTGACCATTTGATTAAGTCTGATGCAAATGGAATCTCTGCGCTTAACATTCTCAAGAATGATGCTACGCTTCTGTTACCATAGCGCTCAAATTCTTTTTGATATTGCTCTGGTAAGTATTGATTAAGGAAATTGAAATCCTTAATATAGTTTGTTGTTGTTGGGATTTTCTGCGGTGTTGGCGTTAATCCGTAAGTAGGTGATAATGATAATGTACCTGCCATTTTTTTGGTTTTTTGTTTTTAATTGTTAATTATTTTCTGTTGCTGCTTATTTTCAGAGAATAATCGTCGTCATCTTCAACCATTTTAACACTTAGGCCACCCTTTGAAATTGATTGCGGTGAACTTCTAGTTCCTGACATGTCTATATTTTTACTATCTTTTGCAAAGTTTGTGGTAGCATCTGCTGCCCCTTGCTCATAGAAAAATTTAGCCATCATGTCTGGGTTAGAAGCCATCACCATCGCTTTGTGGTAAGCCTCTGCATTTTTAAGCAATCCGTTTTCTCCAACATGGCTACTAATAAATGTGCCAATGTTAGATTGTTGCTCTTTGATTTTAGCAATATCTGAAGGCTTGTATACTAAATTCTTGCCATCAATTTGAAATTCAAAACCTTTAAATTTCTCATTAAGCAACTCATCAGTTTTCCGCTTAAAATATTCAACTTTTGCATTATTCTCTTCCTCGTAGGTTGCCACCTGCGATTGTGTCCGCTTAAACAATTCATACGCTTCTTTTTCCTCTTCTTGCAATCCAGTCCCAACAGACGCTGCTGGTATTTTGTACTGCTCCTTTTGTTTATTAAAGTAATCAATTGCTTCCGCAAGGTCTTTTTTGTAAGCTACTTTTTTAGCAGCTATTTCTCTTTTTTCATCAAATTCGTCATACTCGTACTTCTCCATCTCGAACTCCATGTCTTCTTCATCAAGCTCTGGATTCATTATAGCCAAGTATTCTTTAAGTAAGGTTGTAGGTTCTTCTTGTGTAAAATCCCTATTCGCTTTTATAAAGTCTTCAAACCCACGCCCTGTTTCTTTATTGTACTTCATGTACATCGAAACATCTTCTGGTAAGTCTACTGCTTCTTTTTTCTCGTTAAATAAATCCTCTAAAGAATTTACTTCTTTATTAAACTTATTCTTAATAAATGAAAGAACACTTGTTTCGCTGAGTTCTGACTCTGCTTCCGCCTCAGCTTCTTCTGCTACTTCAGGTTCTGCCTCTATGGCAACTTCTTCTTCTTTTGCAGCAGCTATTACATCAGCTTCTTTTTCTGATAATGATTTTTCTTCATCGTCAACTAGTTTTACGTTAGTAAATTCCATATTATATTAAATTTTAGCAAATATATGACTAATATCATACATAAACAACTACCTCGGTTCAAACTCACCTAGACTAAATCCGTCTAAAGAATCCTCGTTTGACTCAAAGTCTACAGCAGATGCTTTGTTTTGTCTTTGCTCAATTAATTTCGATTGCTGTGTTGCTTGTATCTTTGTTCTATTGTCTTTAGCTTCTTCCTTCTTCATGTCTCTGCCATTAACTAACTCTATCTCTGCTTGCTTCAATCTCATCTGCATTTCAAACTCTTGGTTCATCAACTCAAGTTTTAATTGAGCCTCTCTTTCCATCTTAGCCATGTCTGCCTGAGATTGAGCTTGAATTACTTGCATTTTAACCTGTGCCTCAATCTGTAAAGACTGCGCCTTTGCTTGACTAGATGCCTGTGCTGATTGTATGTTACCTTGAGTTTGCTGTTCCATAGCCTGCTTCTGCTCATCCATTCGCTGCTTATCTCTTGACTTTCTTCTTTGCTTCAATAATTCGTTAGCAAGCTTTATATTTTTCATGTTTCGGATGTCGATAGCATCCTCAAGATTAATCTGACCTACTTTCAATGCAATGCCAATATTGTTCTCTAATTGATTTTCTTGCTCTGAGTCTGGTGATACCTCTAAGAAGATTCCGAAGCTATGCAATGGCAATGATTTTATCTCATCTAGCATATCATAATTATACTTACCAATTTGCATTGCAAACTCTTCTCTATTATCAGAGTATTCTAACACATCAGCAATCCTATATGATATAGCCTCGCTTAACATCTTTGTAATATATACGCTGGCATTTAGAATGTGCCTAGTCGCTGTATTGCTATTTGCAGCAGCTAACTTTTGAAGCCCCACCAAACTATTTGGGTCAGGGGTACTTGCATCTCTTGCTTCATTTAACCCTGTCACATCTCTAATCATACCTAAGTAATGATTATAAGTGCTAGTTAAGCTATTTATTTTACCCTGTCCATTGTTACTATTTAACTCTTGGATAGGTATCTTACCATGATTCAATTCACCATCCTGAGTATATGAACGACCAATAACACTACCCGTTGTGAAGTACATGTTTAATGCATCCTCTGGAGTATATGAGCCCCCATTACCTAAGTCAACTTCATTAATACCGTCTGCATCTATAAACACACCATCTGGAACAATTCTGCTTAATACCTGCTGCAACTTTAAATGCGTCATCTGTATTAAGTCTGCAAAAGGAATCATTCGCTTAGTTAAAGACTCAATCTCTCCCTTATAAATCCTTGGGGCACATGCTACATAGTTTGAATATGTCTTCTGTATTGCGGCATCTGGTCTTACCATATTCTTGCAAAGCTCCCATTTGATAAGCATATTTGACCCTAGCGTCATTACGCCTTCATACCATACCTCAATCTTCTTGTCTAGCTTTTCAAAATTCTCATTTGGCTCTGGATTAAAACTATCGTCTTTCTTAACTACCTTCTCTCCTCCATTATTTAACTTCTTTTTCTTATGGACAACGCTGTTAGTTGTTTTATAATTAAAGTATAGTAATGTTACAGTATCTTTTTGGAAAACACTTTCTCTGTATTTTGCCATACCTATATAGTAATCACCAAATTCCTGCCCACCTCTTACCGCTTCCTCTAACTCTTCTTCATCCATATCTGGGTCTAGTTTCAATAGCTCACTTACATGCACTGTCTTAACTTCTCCCCAATAAAAACAATCAGAGAATGTAGGAGACTCTGTGTATGAATGAACAACTGTTGCTGGGTCAACATACTCAATTCTAATACCGTCATTAATATTAAATGTATGCTTACCTATCCCAATACCAAGAGTTGTTAAGTCGTAGTGAAACTTATCTCTTAGATTTTCATAGTTGTTTAATTCAAATATTGTATCAATAGCTGTCTCCTCAGCTATTTCTATCCTCGGCTTATACTTCATTTGCATGAACAAAGCAAGCTCGTCATTCGTTTCTGGCAATTCGTCTGGAGGAACCTTAAAATTATCAACCCCAAACTTATCTTTCATTAACTGCAAGAAAGGCTTTGCTACCATTTGAGACTTAACCATTTGTTGGTACTTATTCCTTCCTTCAGCAGACATAGCATCAACAGCTCTAGCCTTTGTACTAAAGGTTCTATCTGACATACCGTTTACAACGATGTCAACAAACTTTGGGATAATTGGAACTGGAGTCCAGTCCATGTTTATATGCGACAAGTCTTCTCCAAACCCTTTCTTATACTTCTGAATAGGCTGCTCACCTCTAGCATATAGCCTAGTGTTATGGAAGTCTGTCCATCTAGTAAAAAACTTACAAGTACCTCCGCCCTCCTGAAACCATTCGTGCTGTATTGCTTTACCTATCTTTAATCCATACTCTTCAGTAGCCTTTATTGAATCTTTTACGTTTGCACTAGGGAATGGTTGTTTCGGAATTGATATATTTTTTTTATCTCTCATTATTTAATAGCTGACTAGTTCTACCAGAATTGTCATACTTCGCAAATTTAATACTTATTTTTGTATTCTCAGTCTTTGGAACGTACAAATGGCGCTGTCCAGCCATTATTGCAAGTCCGCTACTTATTGCAGCATCAAACTTAGTCCTATTGTTTATATCAAATTTAGCCCAAGATTGTAGTGTTTTATTAAAAAACATATCACCAATTTCTTCTGAGTCCCTATATACCCCATCTAAGTCATATCCGACATATTTTTCTATGTATGTCTGTATGGCATCTGCGTGTGCCTGCTTTACGTCTTCACTCGTGTTCGGTATTCCACCTAGCTCTCTCTCTGTTACTGACAGTTTTGCTAGTGGCTTATCTGGCCTGTTCATGCTAAATGGCCTATATCCCCTATTCTTCAAGTGGTATAGTAACCTAGGCTTGTTGTTCTCTGCCAAAATTTGCATTCCATAGAAGTGAATTGCCATTATTACATCTTCATAAAATATCTCAGCTGTCTGTGGCCTAGATATGTATTCAAGGAAGAAATGGTTCGTAGGAACTTGTTCCATGTGAAACTTAGTCAGACCGTGTAACGCTCCGTTTGAACCACCACCACCAACTACTCCAGATATGTCGTAACTATCGCATCCAAAAATACCTAGATGCTCATTCAGTGGGTACCTTAAATTATTTCTTACAGCTACATTGTTTTGCAGATGTGCTGGAGGAATCCATGACACTAAGAATCTTCCTTTATTATCAGGAGTCCAAATAACTTTTGTATCTTTCTCGCCATTATACCAGCTGAAGTATCCTCTAGTTAAAGTCCTGCCCTCTATCATACCCTCGTTATAATCTATCTGCTGATATATTTTTGTAAGGTTAAATAGACTACTTATACTCTCATCTCTAAAAGCATGGCTCTCTGTTCTTGGGAACTGCCTATAGTGTTCGTTCAATGCGTCTGAGTCATTCTTTAGTGACTCAACTTCATTATTCCAATGTTCTATTACTCCTATAGAAACAGACTCCCCGTCTGATGTTTCAACAGTCTTCCCTTTCTCTACCTCTAGTATCGGGAACCCCCACTTGTCGATATATCCCTCAAAGTTCCACTCCATTGGGATGAACAATGCATACAGTCCACTTGTAGTCTGTCCGTTGTTGTTCCTTACCCTTGGGTTTGACTTTTCAAACAACTCCTTAAACTCAGCTCCACCCTTCGATAGCGCATTACTTGTACTTCCCATCATGCACTTACCAACAATGTTTTTACCTAACCTTAAACATGTCTTTGTTACCTTCCAGTTATTTAATATATTTTCAGGCTTGACCCATTTACCCGACTCATCTTGAAGCAAGAACTTAAGCTTGGCACCATCGTAACTATTGTCTGTAGTAGACTGCCAGTCGATTACTGTATTTAACCCATCTAACTCTTCTTCATCTGTACTAAACATTGTTTTCCTAGTCAATCTACTAGCTGGAACCCTATATGATATCTCCATTTTTGGCCTGTCCATACCATCCTGAATTGGCCTAAAGAAGAATGGATAATTAAGCCCCATTGGTACGACTTTCTCCGTAAACAACTTCTTCGCATCGGCACCTGTTTTACTTAATATGCCTAGCCTCGCATCTCTGGTGATTGTTCCAATGTTACTACATTCGCTACCTGACATAAATGAAAACCCACTTCTTCTATTCTTTAGGTAGCATATCCCATAGCATCTATTGTCCGCTTTACATGCCTCCCAGAAGATATAAAATATCCTATTGCTTTCTCTAAACTCTGGCAACCCAACGTCTATCTTAGTCCACTGCAAGTACATGTAGTGACTACCTGTTAAGTAAGTAGGTATTCCTTTATTTAAAAACCAGTGCCCATTAGCCCTCTTATCAAACTCTCCTTCTATATAGTCTATGTATTTTGATTTAAACTCGTTGGTTCTAACATTCCATTCTGCCTGAGATTTTATGGATGATAATTCTTTTGGTATCTCATGAGGAACCCATGTACCTTCTTCATTAGCTTCACACTTCTTTTCTTTTGGAAGGGCTATTAATAAATCGTTTATGTTATAGATATCGCCAATTGTGCCATCCTTGGATATTACAATTATATCAAACTCTTTATTGTATCCATAAGTCCACATCCCCCTAGAATTTCTGGAAGCTTTTACGCTTGATGGAACTATATCTTTTTCTATTTTATACATTATTTAGATGACCTCTTTTCTGCAAATCCCTTAGTATCAACTATTCTGATATCGGCAGTATTATTACTTAATCCAATAGCACTTTCTTGCGCATCTATCTTATCTAGTATGGCAAACGCATCCTCTATTGCTATTCTTTTAGCCTGTGCAGCGCTCTTTAGCTTATCAGCTGATAGATTATCTTCGTCATTGGTTATAATAGCCTCCTTGGCCACCTTTATTAACTCCTTTACAGCTATCCTGCCAGCCTTTATAATCTCTTCCCTTAGGTCAGTTGTATGCATATATTTCGATTAAACATTCTGTACAATTTCTTATCGTCTATCCTGAACTCGTAGTCAGAGTCTGGTTGATATACCACCTTATCACCTTTAAGTATTCCTGCATTTATCATGTCTATGTTTGGATACTCAACTATAGCCGTCAATGGCTCATCGCACAATGACATAAAGCAGTAAGGGCTTGGTGCATACCAAACTCCATCCCTACTATACATAAAGTATTGGTCTGGGAATATTAAAAACAAGTCGTCTTTAAAAAATGAAGGAGAGCTTTTTTCTCTTCCCTTCATATCAAAATATTTTCTAAAGGTATTATGGTGCACAAGAAGGATGTCTCCGACTTGTATCTCTCCAGAATAGTTTAGTGGCAGTGAGATTATCTCCGCCTGTCTATTAGTGGTAGTATGGTCTTCTAAAGAGGCGCTTAAAACAAGGCCACTTTTATTTACCGAATCATATCTAACTCCACCAACAGGCCTGCACATGAAGCAGTATGGTGAACGCATATTTTAAAAGTTTATATTATACTCAATTGATATTGGCATGTTTATGTTGAATGACTTCCATTGCATTACCTCTTTATGGTCATTTTCAATCCAAATTACAATACACCCGTACTCATCCATTTTTATCAAATGTATTTTATGGGTTCCATTTAATATAGACTGCCCGTGGATGTAATGCATGGCACCATCTTTACAATCTAAACCTACAGATATTTTCCTAATTTCCATCTCTAATAATATCCCCTGTGTTTAAATTTAATTCAAAGTCACCGTACTTTTCGTATAATGTTTTTTGAATAGACTCTATGTCTGTTGCATACTTCTGAAACTCCATAGTAGCCAAATGTACTTTATATTGTGCATCGCCTAACTTCATTTGTGAAACATATAGTGACTCTCTAGCTTCTACTAATTGAGCCAATTCTTCTTCTGTAAGTTTTTCGTTCATGATATTTTATTTAATTTGTTTATTTATTTATTATAATAATTGAGATAGCATCCATGTATTTGCAGCTACTTGAGTTAATATTACATACGATTGAGATAACCCTATAGATATACCAGTAGTCCCTGAGTTTAAAAATACCCCAGAGGCAGGTGTTACCGTTAGTGTAAATGAGCTAGCTGGTCTGATTAATGTTACTTCAGTACCTACAGATACAGCGTTTAATGGTATAGTTAGTGTTGAATTTGCTGATATGGTAAAATATATTATATTATTTGCATCTACCGATGAAATAGTATTAGATGCGCTTAAGACTCTTACACCTTTAGTTTTGACACTCGATGCAATATCAGAAAATAAATAACTTTGAGTCTCACCAACACTATTAGCACCTATAAGCCTATCGTTTGAGCTTACAGATGTAGCGTTTGGATAGTCGCTAGACTTTAAAGTCTTCATGACATCCTGTATAGAAAAATTCTTAGTAGCTCCAGTTTCGTCTGTACCTAAAATCTTACATCCACTTGGTATTGGCGTGTATATCGGATAATCTTGTATTTCTATCATGCTACAAATATATGACTATTATCTTAATTGTAATATAGTTCTGTATTTTCTGAAGTCTTTTTTAAATGTAATAATGCTATCACACCTGAAATTTTCAGAATCATTAATTTCTGGCTCTATCTCCATAACAATAGATTTACTATTCTTTTCTTCTATAAACCTCATGCAAACATTCTTCTTTTTGCATTTTTTATTATTACATCTAACTATCATTCTCCTATACTATCTATCTCGCAAATTATTTTATATAATTCCTCCATAAAGCTTTGGTAATCTCCAAAGTCTATATCTTTTAATTTATATCTTAAATTATTTCTTAGGTCTGCAATAGCTATTGATTTTTCTACTGCGTGTAAAAGTACCTTTGCTTCATCTTTGCAATCTGTTGTAAATGTTATCTTTGTCATGTTAGAATATATGGTTTAATCGTGCTACTTGTCCGTGGTCTTTATGATGAATAAATGCCTCTATTGCTTTAGGTGCATGGGCGTAACCGTTTCGATGGTGCCACCCATCGGTTCCGCTAGGACTTCTCAAGCTCTCTACACAAACGCTCATAAAGTCTTTGCTCATCTTGTGATGGATATGGTGAGTATAAATGTATCTATGCTTACAGGTACTCCACTCAGGACTTTCATGCGCCATCAATAAAGGAAGGTCTGCTGTCTTGGCTCCATCACCATGCGTAGTTCCTATCAAGTTTGAGCCATACACGCTATACTTTCGATGGCTCATATCCACGCTAAATGTAACATTCTCGCACTTAGAGAAGTAAGCTTCTATCGCTTGGCACAGGAAGAACCCATTTGAAAAATCATGGTTAGAAGGATTGTAAGTAAAGTGCACATCTGCAACACCTAATAGCATAGATATTATATCAATATATAACTTCTTTGCAATTACAAAGTTATCATACCACATCCCATCGCAGTCTTGTTGAGTGCCTGATGTTGTTGTATTCTTAGGATTGTCAACGTGTAGTATATCGTTTCCACCTATAAAAATTATCTTGTTCACGTTCCATGAACACGCTTTATTTAGTAATCCTTTAACACCTTCCATTACTCTTTTAACAGCAATTTGAGAATTATAATCTTCTCCTGTCTCAAAAGATGAACATAACTTCCCTATATGTAAATCGCTTGGGTCTAGTACCAATAAGTGCTCGTCTGTGCTTTGTACTCTTTCTATTTTCTCAATACTAGGAGCATATCCTTTTATCTCTTCTAGTAACTTTGCTCTTAATAACTCGTAATCGTTTTCTTCGCTATCCTTATAATCTGGGTTCTTTACAAATAAAGATGTATTCTTAGTTTTAACCCACAGATGCTTTACCTTACTATTCGGAACATCAAGTTCTTCTGTCGCATTATAAATTCCCTCATTTTTATCTAGCAATTCAGCCCTGTGTCTTCTGATGTGCTGGGTAAGACTATTGACATCTATGCTTTCATCCTTTGACTTATCAGTCTTTAAAATTGTCTGTGCGCACAGATGATTGCTCATGGCTTCGTTTCCTTGAAGCAATGAAATTATATCGCTATTAAACGATGCCCATTTACCCATATTATTTAATTTTTTTTATTAAAATGCAAGTCTTATAAATCCTTTGCAAGAACTTATAAGTCTACCGTTAGGCTTTCTGCAAACTTCAAAGCCTTCACGGCTTCCTTCGTCATTAGAGTTTCCTTCGATAGTATTTATTCTACTTCCTTTTACTGATGAAACAAATCCTGTGTGACCATGACCTGAGCCAAAGTCCATGATAAATATATCACCAGCTTTAGGAGTACTTACCTTCATTGCTGCTGGGATTTTATTCCACTGTGCTAATACTCCACCTGTTTTCACTAATGGATTTTTAATTTTATTTTGCTTACAGTATTCGTTAACGCACCAGTATACGAATGACATGCACCAGCTCGCTGGGAATGTAATCCCTACTGAAGCTAGGTATTTTTTTACCGCTTCACCCCAGTTGCTTCCTTTTGGTACCTCTGATACTCCAAGTTGCGAAACTGCTATATCTAAAACGCTATTGAATTTTAATTGCTGCTCCATATTATTTAATTTTAATTTTAATATTCTTTAAGAACGGGAATACTGCAACCTCTATCTTTGCCATTAGTCTTCCAAACTTACCAGCCTTTGTCTTTGCTTTGCTGTTTGAATAGTCTTTTAACATATTCTGCATGCTGTATAAAACTGAATACAGAATAGAGTCTTCATTTTCATTTGGCTTTACTCTTCGTATTGCAATATTGAAGTGTTTTGCAAATAAATCCTTGTCATCATACTTGTCACCGATTGCTTCAATGACGCTGTCATGTATTCTTTCTAAGTTCATGTCAACAAATATAATACATTGATTTGTAATAAAATGTTATTTTGATATTATTTTTTTAAGTCTAGTAATAAATGCATCAATTAAGTCACAAGCTTTCAATGTAAAATAGTGCATCCAGCTGGCTTGGTTCTCTATTGCTTGAACCACAATTGAATAACCAAACATCCCACTAGCGTACCCAACAACTGCTGTTATCGCTGTAGATACATGATAATGTTCGCATAGCATACCAGTTAGATAACTTGTAGCAACACCGTTAAATATTATTATGAACTTTTGTCCTATTGTGAACGCATTCTTAGAACCAAATATATATATGTTTGCTCCTATTAATCCCCACATAACACCTATTGGAAGTGTAATGTTCTTAATCTTCTCAATAACTACATCAATCATTTTGCTTCTTCTGGTGATTTATAAAAAATACTTAACCCAGCAAGAACTACAGTAGCCATTTTGAAAATCCAAAAAATCCAATTATCAACCTCGTTACTTATCGTAAACGGGGCTTCGTGTAGTACACTTAAGAATTGAGGCATAAATGCCGTTAAAGACGCAACAATACCACCTAGCATTACCAGTGTAGCGTGTGACTCTTTGTTCCAGTTTGAAAGTTTTATATCCATATTACCACATTGCGATTATGTCTGTTGCTGTTGTGTTTGTTGCAAATACTTTTGTTACCAATACTGGCAATGTTTGGTTTCCAGCAGTAAGTGTAAATTTTACCGAATCACCACCAACTGTTAATACATTAACTGTATATGTAGATACTGCGTAACACTGAATAAATGCACCCTCAACAGGTAGATTTGGAGCAAATGTTCCACCAACAACTGTAAGTGCTGGAGCTGCACTATATCCGCTTCCTTTGTTATCTATAACAAGTGTTAATGCACCGCCAATTGTATTGTTTCCATTTATTACAGCACTTACTTTAGCTGCTATACCTACCCATCTGTATTGTGCAGTTCCATCAGTTATTGTAAGCCCTGATGTATCAGTTGGAGGAGTCGTTGATGTAGTTCCACTTGCAATAACTGTATATAAATTAGCACCGTAAAATATTTGAGCTCCAGCTGTAATTGCAGTGCTTGCTGCCCATTCGGTGCCTACAATAATCTGTGGGGGTACAATATATCCCTTGCCAGCGGTTCCAATTGTAACACTTGTTAAAGAGCCACTAGTTAGTGTCCCTGTTAATGAAGCCAGCGATTGCTTATCATTTCCTTGTGCTGGATTTGTTATAAAAAGAGTATCTGAAGGTGTTACTGCTACTGCTCTTGAGTATCCGTTTGTTAATTGTTGTTTATATACTGCCATTTTATGTTTTTATTTTTTAAGTTATTTTTTACCACCCCTAGCTCTTCTATCTCCAGCGCTGTCGTTTTTATCTCCTCTATTTGCAGATGCACTCTTAAACCCGACTATTTTAGAGTTTTTATGAGCTGCATCCTTACCATCACCGTTACCATACGTTCCATTGTCTCTATTAAACTTATTCAACTCAACTCTCTTCGCTACTTGAAATGGTGACTTTTGGTATTCTGCCTGATATTCCCTATGTCGTTTTCTGGCATCTGGATTATCCCTATAAAATTTTGCTGTTCTACCTAGTGACATTATGCAAATATATGATATCTTTGTCAAATATGAGATACGATAAAGAAAAACACAATTTCTTAAAGTACATAATTTTAATTAAATCTACTATAAAGGCAAAACACGACTTAAACGAAGACGACTTGGGTCTAATCTGTTTCCTGTTCCACGAGTCTTATTTTACCGAGGATACCTTCAATCAAGCACAGAAAATCCTTCCATATAGGTTTGGTAGACTAAAATGGCTCCTTAAAAATGGGCTTCTTTATGTCTTTAAGGACACCGACTCTAAGAGGACTAAAATATATGGACTATCCCCAAAAGCAAAAGAAATCGTTACCGATTTCTATAAAATGCTTCTTGGTGAAAATCCTATAAATGATTTCTACCAAAGGAATAGTGTGTTGCCAAACTTTACACCCCTAAGAGCTAAGGGCTACAGGCATAACTTTGCTTTAATTAATCAGGAGTACAAACAACGACATCGTTCTCCTTTATAACTGATTGCATTACACCATCTAGTCTGATGTCAAATGCGGCTACCTTGTCGTAGTAAACAATATCTCCTTCGTTGATGTGCTTTATTTCCGTTCCAACAAGTTGAACCTTACCCTTAGAGTACCTCAAGTCGGCCAAGTCTGATGCCGTTAAAACCAACCCAGACTTACTCGTCTTTTCCTCTACTATTTTTTTAATTACTATGTACTTACCTAATGCTTTCATTTACTTAAAATTTCATTTTTACTGTTTATAAAATACTCTATACACTCGCCAATACCGTTTGCTATACTTGCTAGTACAACAATTGTCCAAAGTAACGGGTTGTACTTATAGAACCCGTTACCGTCAGGCTTTATGCCTATGAACTTAAAAAAAAACTTACTCATTTATTGCCCTTACGTTTGTTACAATGCAGTTTGTTGACAATATAGTCGTTGCAACACTAACAGCATTCTCTAGTGCGCTCTTTGTTACCTTAGTTGGGTCGATAATCCCGAACTCCATCATGTTCCCAAACCTCTCTTCTTTCACATCGTATCCAAACCCTAAGTCTCTAAGAACCATTTCTTCCTCGGCCTTCTTTACATCCTTCCCTGCGTTTATTAAGATTTGTCTGAATGGATACTGCATAGCCTCACTTAGTATCGCCCAAGCAACCCTACCGTCTTCATCGTCTCCGTAGGTCATCTCTTTACTGATGTCATACAACGCTATTCCACCACCAGACAGGATACCGTCTTCTATCGCTGCCTTTGTTGCACATACAGCATCGTCAACTCTATCTCTCTTCTCCTTTAGCTCGATGTCTGAGTTTGCACCAACCGTAATCACTGCAACTCCACCCTTTAGGTTTGCAATCCTTGATGCGATGTAGTTCTTCTCGTCTATGTTATCCTTCTCTGCCATCTCAATTTCTAATCCCTCTATTCTTTCTGGTAACGACTTCTCATTGGCTTCATCGTCTGTCATGATAATCGTATGCTTCAATCCAACGATGACTCTCTTAGCCTTACCTAAGTCTGTTGTCTTAACTAACTCCAAGTTATCCCCAGTTCCTTCGCTGATATATTTACCTCCAACGTATGCTGCGATGTCTGCCATTTCCTCTCCTTTCTTGTAACCAAAGTTAGGAGGTATGATTGAACAGATTTTAATTATCCCTCTCTGCACGTTTGTGTTCAACGCATTAAGAACCTGCTCGCTTACCTCACCGATGATTAGTATTGGTCTGTTCTCGCTCATGGCATGCATTAATAGGTGTTCGATTGAGGCCACTAGGTTTATTTCTAGGTCTGCAACCAAGATGTAAGGGTTTTCAAGGATACACTCCTGTGTCTTTTGACTGTTGATGAAGTACTTACTTGCCCATCCCCTGTCTACCTTCATTCCCTTTATCGTTGTGCTATACGTCTTGGCACCAGTGCTGTTCTCTACTGTAACAACTCCGCCATCACCAACGCTTTCGTATGCAGCTGATATAATACCCCCTATTTCTTCATCGTTATTCGCACTAATGGCGGCAACGTATTTTAACGTATCCCCACTAACCTTTACAGATGTTTCGTCTAGTTTTTTCTCAACTTCTTTGGCCGCCTTACGGATGTGTCTCATTACCTCTGTCTTGTTCATGTGTGGCTTTAGTTTAGCCTCAGACTCTAATACTATCCCCTGTGTCAATACGATGCTTGTCGTTGTTCCATCTCCAGCTGTTACTGCGGTCTTGTCAGCGGCTTGTTTCATCATTACAACGGCTAGATTCTCTGTTGGGTTCATTAGGTTGATACTGTTTGCCACGGTTACACCATCCTTTGTTATTGTTAATCCACCTACATGAAACTCTGATTCAATCAACACGGTGTTACCCCTTGCTCCGAGTGTGCTCTTTACTGCGTCTGCTATTGTGTTTATCCCTTTTAATAGGGAGTCTTTTGCTTCCTGTCCAAAGTGGACTTGTTTTACTATTGCCATATTAAAATACTTTACTTTCGTTTTCTACTATTGTTTGTGTCTTCTTGAATACCTGTACGTTTTCTAGCCTTGTTCCATCGCCAGAGAAGTCTAGTGATACGATGTATGGCGAGTCGTCTGACTCTAGAGCTACCCAGCTTCCGCTTTCGTCTGAGAATGTATCGTGTCTTACATCTAAGTCGCAGTCTTCGCTTTCCATTAGGTTGTTGTATACCTCCATCGCTAGTGTCTCTGGTTCAACTACTTCGTCTTCGTCTAGTCCTTCGACTAGCTCTAGTGCTTTCTTTAGCCCTGCACGGTGAAGCATCTTACCGTTTTCGATTTCTAGTTTCAGTCTTACTGATAGTTTTTCTCTGTTTATCATTTTGTTTAATTTAATTTAGTTTATATATGTATTCTAGTATGCTGTCAATGGCATTCGTTATCTCTTTCGATGTGTACTTAATGTCATCATGGACGTCTAGTCGCCATTGCTGGTAGTGTGTTAGTACATCTATCGCTGCCGTTGGCTTCCTGTTCGATGTGTACGAGTCTGCTATCTGTTCGTAGTCAAGGTCTGCAATGTATCCATTTTTATTTTGCCATACCAAGAAGTCTAACAGTTCTTTCTTCTTGCTTGAATACTTTAACTCCTCACTTGTTGGTTGGTAAAAGTATTGCCAAAGGTAAGGCTTGAACGATACACCATACCCCAAGTCACAGACTATGATAACCCCGTCATCGTTTACACTCTTCACCTCATAGCTACTACCCTCAGTAAAGTCCTGTACTGGGAATCCTTTTTTAATTAACTTTGTTCCTTTTTTTATCATATTGTTTGTATTTTATTAAATGTTTCGTTGTAGTATTGTTCGCCACTTATATTATCACCACCATAAGCACCTTCAAAAAAACTATTAATTATCTCCTCCCTGTGCATTGCTTTGGCTTGTTCAATAGTTTCTTTAAATATTTCATTAATATAACTATATGATTCTTCAAATTGTTCTTCCAACCATTCTACTGCTGTTTGTTTCATATTATTTATTTTCATAATATCTTCTGTTGCTGATATTGACATTGGATTGTTTTTATTTCCTAAATAAATTAGATATAAAAATGCTACTATTATAATAAAAAATGATGCTATTAATATTATTTCTATCATCTTATCCATTTACCCAATGATTGTTTTCTTTCTCCCACCAAAATGTTAGGTCTTCTACTTCGTTGTCATAGAAATCCCCAACGAAGTCAGACTTGAACGCTGAACCTTCGTTCTCAAACAACGCCAGTGTGTATACCTTGCTCTGTTGGTCTAACTTTTTAATACAGTCTACCACAAACCTATAGTTTGAACCCCTAATAACTCCAGCCTCAACTAAGAGTATCTTCTTTCCATGCATCTTGTATCTATACAGGCTCAACAATGACGCTAACTCGTATGTGTATTTATCGTCCCACTTCTCGTCTGGGTATGGTACGTCTATACCAAAGCCGTCACAAATCTCACCATCCTTCGTTAGTGCATGGCGCAACAGCTGTCCAACATTAGACGAGTAGTCTGTCGACACGGTTACTACCACCGTATTGCTTGCGTTAAAGTTATCCTTTAGCAGTCTATCTGCTAACTCTAATGTTAGGTCTGTTTCGTGTTCCTGCGAAATCAGGTACTCTGTTCTGCTCATAGTTTTTTTGTCTTTGATTTAATTAATGTTGAATGTATTGTAATCCTTTCTTTCTCTATCACCTGTCTAACCATATCGTTCAAATGTCCATTAAGCCACGCTAAGTTCTCGTAGTCGTTGTTACCACCTGCAAGGTCAATAGTCCTATCGTCTAATATGAAGCAAGATATATGAAGCACCTCATGACTAATAAGGTTATCTGTAAGTTTATTAATGTCAAATATCAAAGCATACTTTGTAATGTCATCTTTGCAACATACGGTAAATCCTTCAGCATCTAGTGCCTCATCATCCATCTTCCACCTTTTAAATAATGCCTTTAGTGCTTTCTTTACATTATCGGTAAATATCACTTCTAGTGTATATTCATAGTTTGCGTCTGTATATAAATGCTTTACCATGTTACTTTATCTATATTTACCACTTTACCTTATCTGCCCAGTATGCCGCACTCATCTTACCCTTTGCAATGTTTGCTGCGTGTCTTGCCTTGAACGCCTCTCTCCTGTTCTTATAAGCCTCAGACTCGCCTTCCTTCTTCGGAGACCCAGACACACCCTGCTGTCCAAACCGTATTGTCTTAACCTTATCGCCTTCCTTCGCCACAACGATGTGTGACTTCGTTGGATGAGACGGTGTCTTCTTTGGTTTGTTATAACCCTCCACCTTTGCTCTTACTAGTCTTGAATCTTTTTTACTATCCATTTTATTTTACTTTATTTTCTTGGTATACCTCCCAGTCTGTCGCTAGGATGTCTGTCGCTGGTATGCTGTAGTCTCTGCGAAGCCTAAACTCCTTCGAGTGGTACCTGAACATCGAGTTTAACTTCTCTATCTCTAGGTAGATATAGTCGTCTTGTTGCCAACACGCCCTGCGTATCTTACCGCCATTCTTTATACTAGAAAAGATTAAGTTAAATTCCACATGGCAAATATACACAAACTATTCATTCTGTAAGATATGATTTTCGTCATACTGTACGCACAGCATTTGAACACCTCTGTCTTTTGCGTTAAACCACTTACTGAACCTATCCATCTTCTCGTCAAACACCTCACTCTCCGACCAGTACTCATACGACCCATCTGGGATGATGTAAAACGTAACAACACAGTTCATTACGGATGGGTATATCTTTGTCACTAAACTTTGCATCCTAATCTTCCTTAAGAAAACTATTAGTTTTTCCCTAACTAAGCGAAGCGTGTCGTAGTCAAAACCAGTAAAAATATATGTCTTATTTATTATAATTCCCATGAGGCAAAATTACACAAAAAATAGACTCTGCGTCGAGATGTCGACTTTTTTCCCATATACGCCACAGTATAATTTATATATTTATATTTTTTTTTAAAATGATTTAGTAGTTAAAACTCGACATTTCGACGCAGCCTTAGGGAGAGTAAGCGTTAACTAAAAATTAATCGACATTTGCCTGTCATTTTTTGTCATCTTTGCCACTCATTAACATAATGGTTGGTTAATACACCCACGCCAACGACTGAACTCGTTAACGAAATGCAAATAAAAACAGCCACGGGGGTCACGTTAACGAGCCGTTATGTTAAAAAAAACCTAAAAATGTCAGGTTTGTGTCGAGATTTTTGGAATTTATGTCGAGATTTTTCCCGACAACAAACGACAACAAACGGCTAATTATCCGACAACAAACGCTTATTTTACCCTACCAAAAATGCTTGGCACTATGCCGTAATTCAGTACGAATATTCGTACATTAATTGTATCGAACCACCAAATAAATTATGCTGAGATATATCATATCGTAACATGATTTATATCATAACAAAATGTTTGGTTAATTAAACCATGACAAATATCATTACGAGATTTAATTTGTTAACATGACAAATATCATACGCACTAATTCGTTTATGTAACAGATTATGTGTAGTCGTACTGAATTTACTCATGCAGATGATTTTTGTTACACATGATAAAAGTCATCATAAATTATTTTTTTTATTAGTTGGTTACCCTTATATCAGGCAATCCATCCCAAAAAACACAAAAAAATATTTTTTCCTGATGAAATTTCGATACTAAATTAAGCAATTATTACAACTAACTGCATTCTAAATAGTTAACATATGTTATGTAAAAATATTTTTGTTCACCATATTTTAACTAAAATTTGCCTAACATTTGTCAACATTTCAGCACATACCAAAAAAACTTTATACCTTGAAAGTACTATAAACACTACGTTTCAGCATCATTAACATCTCGTTTACAAAAATAAATGGGTGCAAATGATTGCACTATGGAAAAATGTTACATCTTGCACTCGAAATCAAGCAACAAACGCATACCAAAACAAGTTCTTACCCACGATTGATTTTAGCACTAGTTAACGCTAGATGTTTAAAAAAAGTCCTCGAAGCAAGTAAAGGCAACTAGATTGATAGATATAGTATTCAATCATGATTATAGAATAAAACTATAAGGTTAGGTAGGTTATCCGAAGTAAATCCTCCCACATATTATATAGGAATTATATATAATAATATGTAAAGTATATGTCGTAGGAAACGAGGCATACAAGTAGTTAAAAAATATTAGTATACACTAAAAGTATACTATCATAAAAGTACTAAATAGTAATAACAAAACTATATTAGTATAAAACAATAAGTACATAGACATGGAATAACGATGTAGCATCAAATGCATCTATGTACACTCACTTAAAACAAAAACAAAATAATATGAAAAACAAAATGTCAATAACAAACTATACCATAGAAGTAATCGCAGAACTTGAAAAACTAAGAAATGATACATTTTATACTAACTTAGAAGCGAATATAGCTGACTATTACTATTCGGAAGATGACTATACGCCTTACGAAATAGCGCAATCAATTTACGAAATGTCAATTTATTAACACTAACTAAAAACAAAAGCAAAATAAATATGAAAAACTTAATCACAAATTTCGGAGACAATGTAGCACTAACATTTCACAAAAGCATGTATGAAGTATACTACAGAGAAAACTTAGATAGCTATCTATACAATGTTAGCTACTGCGAGACATTGGCTGAGGCTATAGAAGAGTGCAATAAAAAATACTTGTACCTAATTATTAAGAATGCAATAACATTCAATGGCATTACGTATAACTTAAACGATAACACATTCAATCCAAGAGACGGCTACATGGCAAGTTTACAAAATTGCGAATCTGTTTCGAATACATTGGATATAGATACGTTGGCAAATCACATAGAAAAGTATACTGAAAAATTAAATAGCAAAGGAATGCATTTAGGTATATGGCTATGGGAGGGCAAATGGTATTTAGATGTAAGTTTAAAGTTTGATAGCTTAAACGATGCTATAATATTTGGCAAGGCAAATAAGCAAATAGCTATATTCGATAATAAAAATAAACAATCAATAACACTATAATTCACAATCATAAAAAAACATTCACAACTATGCAAACATTCATTTTAAGGAATAACGTGTTAACCGATAACACGTTATTAATATCAGATATCGGAAAAGTTTTTAAAGGTAGATATAAGGCAATACTTAAAGAATATTCATTCTTAAATGAATGGAATGACAAAGAAAGTATCAGAAGATTCAGAAAGATAGAGTCATTGCAAAAATACCTTGCAAAAAATTATACGGAAATAGAAACGGCAAACGTAACATATTAACAAAACAACATTCACAACTATGAAAGCAAAAGGATTAACACAATACGAAAAATTTGCCATAAACAAACGCCTAGACAATATATTTAATATGGCTACGGCAAAGGATATACAAGACGGCAAAGATTGGTATATTATAGCCAATAACGAGGCACAAAAGTTAGCAAATGAATTCAATATCTGCCCATTGAAATGTGCGGGAGTGATTAGTGCGCTATCACCTAACAATAAATGGAATCAAAACCTAAAGGATGCATACAAAGTTTGCAAGGCATTTACTGAGGGCAAAGGTGCAAATGATGTTAAGGTATGCACATTTAATACCAACAAGTTTAAGGCATTTGCAATACTGAAGAATCTTGTAGAAATCACCAATGATTCACGTAAAACATATTCATTCATTAGGAACGTTGGTAGCTTAGATGCTGACAGAGTGACAATAGATGTATGGCATCTGAGAGCTTGTTTTGGCAAAGATAAAAGCACTCCTTCGCCATTGGTATATGACCAACTAGAAGCATTAACATTACGCAAAGCAAAAAAATTAGGACTGAAAGGTTACGAATATCAAGCTATAATTTGGGTGGTAATAAGAAACAATTACAATAATAACTAAAACAAAATTAAACAAGATGAAAAATTACACTAAAGAAGAAATCAAAAAAGCTAGAAAGATTGCATTCAGCCATTTGTTTAACACTAGCAATATGCTATTGGGTCATAGGTTTAAGTATGACGCAAGGACTAGGATAGGAAAGCTATCTGCAATGATATTTTACTCAGAAGCCAAAAAAATAAACACTAGAGATATTCTAGCACTACGAAAGGAGAGGAGTAAGAGAAAGCCAACTGAACATAGTAATATGCTGAACAATAAGCTACTGATTGATTGGAGGAAAAATAAATCATATAGCACAATAACAAAGACGCACATAGACTTTGTGAACAGAAACCATTGGGCAAAGACATCACAAGACTATAAGGTATTGGAGGTATTGGCAAAGTATAACTAAACAAACATTCACAATCATAAATAAAATTAAATAACATGGCTACAAAAATTAATGTAATAATAGAAGCAAGTGGCATCATGCCATCTGACATTCAAAAAATAATCAATAACATATCTTCTCTATCTAAAAGAGAAGCTAAAGTTATAATCCAACATGAAATTGACTTTTTAGTATGTGACCTAAAATTGTATCATGGTAACTACAATAATAATTGTGCATGGATTTCAAACAAAGTAGGGGATAATTTCAACGTAAACTTTAAATACTAAATAACATGGAGAATAAATATGTGGCAGTAGAGATAGCCACCAACAAGGTGTATGAGTTCGGATTCAGCCCAGACAATCAAATGCACATCAACGGAGTGGCTGTAGATGAGTCACTCTATAACATTGAAAACATTGAATACTTAATCAACTAAAATAAAAATAAAACAAAATGGAAAACAACAAATTAATCGCAGACTTTATGGGATTGCGATATGCAGAGGATAGTGTTTATATTGATACACTAAAAGAGATGAAAGCAAATGGTGTATACTTTGAGCAAGGATACATGGCTAGTGAATTAAAATACGACACCGATTGGGATTGGCTAATGGCAGTAGTGGAAAAGATTGAAAGTTTAGGCAATGAATTTTTTATAGTTGAAAGTAGATGCATAATAGCACACAATACAGATAAATCTATAGAGACAATTATCTATTTTGAAAATATGGGTAAAAAAATAGACGCTTGCTATGATTCAGTAGTGCAATTTATTAAATGGTATAACGAACAAACCAAACAAAAATAAATATGGAAAGTAAAATTAAAAAAGAAGACGTATTGAACGTGGCAAATGCTCTATTGATTAAAGCAGACGATAAAGTAATCCAATGGGTTATAGAAAACTATGAGAGCTATCAGAAAGCAGACCCTACAGCAACATGGGATTTAGTAGTAGAGCAAATGCTATACGAAGCGCAAGAAATAGATATTATAAGCACAAACAAAGCACAGATGATTGCCTCATATTGGCATGAGGGATTGCACTCAGCACTCTATCAATTTGCTAGTAGCAAAGTATTTCTAAACGAAAACTACGGCAGATACATTGCAGAGATTGAGAGATGCGGATATGGCGTAAAAGAATTAGATGAGCTAGGAAAATATTTCACCTTTAAACACATGAATGAATAGCATGGATAAAGAGCAAATAATGAACGCACTATGCGACTACGGCTTCAATGCTGTAAGGTCTACGGAAGACATCTCAATACTAGAGATGGAGATTGGCTACACTACATACGTTGCCACAATAGACCATGAGGACTTATCTGTAAATGGGATGCCATTTGATGAGTACTACAAAGAAGTAAAACAATTTTTAACCAAAACAATTTAATAAAATGAGAAAGATAAACCACAACCTAATCAAGCCGATACAGAGTGTCGCAATAACAATTGGAATAGTTGGCATCATGCTACTTGCAGGTGTAGTAGACAGACCACAACAACTAGAAAAAGAAATGATTTCGCAAGAAAAGATTGATAGTGCAATATGCTATGTAGATAAGCACTCAGACCTAGGAGATAGTTGGGACATAAAGTACTACATCAACGAAGCAAGTATCATCTACGACCTTGACAGCGCTCAGGTAGTGGCAGTAAGAAACGAATACTACCTAGACTAATAGAGCCATGAAGAAAAATAATTTAATCGCAGAGTTCATGGGATTGGATACGTCAGCAGACACCACGCTACGATACCACAACAATTGGAACAAACTGATGAATGTGGTGTACAAGATAGAGTGCATGGGATATAGCGTAGTCATCGAGAGAACGTCTTGCCACATCTATCCAATAGGCAAGGAAGGCATATATGAGAACGTAATCTCGTGCTATGTCTGCATAGACATATCAAAGAAGATTGATATAGTATACGAGTCCGTGAAGGACTTCATAAGGTTTTACAATAATCACAAAAATAAATAAAATGAAAAAAGAATTTATCCCATACGAAGAAGCATTGGCTTTAAAAGAATTAGGATTTAAAGAAGAATGTGCCGCACATTATTTAGATGTTGATGATTTAGAATTAAAATGGAAGATATATAGAAATTTGTCTATCAACACTGATAATTGTGTACAAGCACCTTTATACCAACAAGCATTTAGATTTTTCAGAGAAACATATGGATGTACATATTCAATTGGATGGCTTGATGATGTTGTAATACACTTTTCATTAAATCCTAGTTCTTTTAGTTCAACTACATTCGTTCTGCGAAATAATAATACCTACGAAGATGCAGAAATTGCTTGTCTTAAAAAACTAATAGAACTTGTAAATGCTAAGAGAAATTAATATATTAGAACAATTTAAAAATAAATAAAATGGAAAAAATAGATTACAGCTTAATTACCAACATCGAATTTAAAGGCATCAACCATAGAGACTATCCTGACTATTGCGATGCATATATAGTCAGTGCAGAGTATGATGGGGAAGAGATGACGCAAGAGCAAATTGAAATGCTAGATGCAGATTTCGTTTCCGAAAAACTAATGGAACAAATTTTTTAACCAAAACAAAATTAAATAATATGAAATTAGAATTAAAAACAATAGGCTATATAGCACTACGCAGTAGAAAACTAGGTGCTATCTGCAATGATGGTATCGTTGAAATTGTATCAACAATAGAAGAAGCCACGTTGATATTAGAAAAAAAAGCATCTAGCATCAGGCTAATGCATAACCTTAGACAGCTTGCCAATGTTGTAAAACTTGCAGCAATACAAGCCAAGATGGCTATAGCAAAAAAGTTTTTGAAGGCTAAGTATAGCTTCAAGAGATGGACTGATTTATTACGTTTAAAATTACAATACAATAGTTTACTATGTTCAATTTAAAATTAGAGATAACAGAGGATGTGCTAGAGAACATCTTCGTTACGGCAATAGAGGGTGGTAGTGACTACTGGGCATACATTACTCGCAGTGATGCGTTTAAGAAATTTAAAGAGACGAGTAAGGAATACTCATTCTCTGAGAATGTTTTAAAGTTTGTACTAAGCGGAGGAGACATGGTAGTAGAGGATGTGGAAGAAGAAGGAGAGGTTCTAGGTAGCATAAACAAAGCCAACATAGAGCTAGGGTTAAACACCTTACTAAACAGCGACAACAAGCAACACCTATTCGCCATGCTTAGTGAAGACTATGACGCAGAGAATGCTGATGTCTGCTTCCAATACATAGTGTTAAACGACTTAGTTTATGGATAGGTTTATTGAGAGGTTAAGCCTACTGATACACATCGTATTCTTATTAACAATGATAATATATATTTCAACATGGTAACATACAAAGGGCAATGCAATAATTGCGGAGATGGTATATCCATCGGATACAAGGTAGACGAACTGCTATATTGTACGAAAGAATGTTGTACAGAAGACAACACAGACGTAGACTTATTGAAGGCATGGAATGGGGATGGGCATGGATGCTATGTCAAGGCTACCAATTGGGTAGTAGGACTAGAGTCACCATCCGTAACACCATTCACAGACAAAGAGGTTGCACTATGCAACTGCGAAGGAGAGTTTAAGATGCTGTGTACATACGGCAGTCTGAAAAAATACTGCGATGAAAACGATTTAAAGATTAAAAAATACTTAATAACACAATTATGATAGACGAAATAATAAAGCTACTAACAGACACTGGCTGTTACAGAGCGGCTCAAATAGTAGAGCAGTACAAACTTGAACAAGAGAGAGAACACATAAACGCAGATTGCTATGATGGAGAATTTGAATAGAAACGCTGAGTTATTCAGAGCAGGCAAGCTATGTATCGTAGCAGTAAAGAAAGAAAACCTATACAAGCTAGATGCATTGTTAAAGCAAACGCATCCTGATGACATCAGCATATTTAAGTATAGAAACAACACGGCATCTGCCACGGAGTACTACACCATGTCGGATGGCAATAGGTATATATTTACAGACAAGCCTAGTGTACCTTGCGAGCATATTGACAATATGTTTGTTGATGTATCAAAGGTAGGGCAACGCAGAGACGACACATCTCTATGGAATATCTTCCTAGTGTTCGCCTGCTTCTTAGCACTAGAAGTAATCGCAATGGTTTTATTATTCACAATATTTTTTAACTAATGATTTTATTTATAAAAAGATTTATTATATGGGCATCATGGATGGGGGCAATAATTTTTTCAGTAGTCTGGATGCTAAACTAGACTACATCCTGAGAGAGTTTAATATCTCAGAGGAGGAAATGTTTTCTAACTCTAAGAAGAGAGAGGTGGTAGACGCTAGGGGAGTACTATTCGCACTAATGACGGGTGTTAGTGGTACGATTATCTCTAAGTTTATACATGACTGGAAGGGATTTAAAATTAACCGAACAACAATAACAAGAAGCGTATCAAACGCATACAAATTTCACAAACAAAAAATAGACAATTATGGAACAGAAAAAACATCACTACAGCAAGGTCTTCAAATCCAACCATCTAGGTTGTGCTGACCTAGAAGACTTCTTAGAGCAAGGTAAGTCTCTACACTTTACAATCAAGCACGTTAGACAAGAGATTAATGTCGATGTAGCTGGCAGACGTGGCAACTATAACATTGCCTACTTCGTTGAGCCAATCAAACCACTGGTATTAAACAGCACCAATAGTAAGATGGTTAAAAACCTAGCTGGTAACTCACCATTCGTTGAGGATTGGAATGATGTAGCTGTCGAATTGTACATTGACTCATCCGTAAAGATGAAGGGAGATGTCGTTGGGGGTGTTAGACTAAGGGGTGGCATCAAGCAACCTGCTAAAGATAAACCAACACTAGACATCAGCAGTGACCATTGGGCAGTTACAGAAAAATGGGTAGCGAGTAACCTATTTAAGGGTGCACCTAAATTAATCGAATTATTATCAACCAAGAGTGCATTAACAGATGCAGCTAAAAACAAAATAACAGAGCTATGCAATCAGTAATAGAAAAATTAAAAGACGACAACGAGTACTACAGCGGTATTGGTAAGACATACCTTAGTAACTCAGACATTGGGGACTTATTGAAGAACCCTAGAATGTTTAAGCAAGAGCAAGAGACTACCACAGCGATGGCTATTGGTAGCTACTTCCACAAGCTTGTATTAGAGCCTGAGAAGGCTAAGGAGTGCCTAATAGTATACTCATCCACTAGAACCACAAACATCTATAAGGATGCTACGAATGGTGGCAAGGTAATAGGAATACTAAATAAAGAAGCAGAAGAGGCTGAGTCAATGAAGAATGCGCTGATGGGCAACATGGACTTCTATAACCTAATCTATGCAGACGGAAATCAATACGAGGTGCCAAATGTAGGTGAGCTATTTGGGTTACCGTGGAAGGGTAAGGCTGATATTGTTGGTGCTAAATGTTTATACGACATCAAGACAACGACCAACATAGATAAGTTCAAGTGGAGTGCTAAGGAATACAACTATGACTCTCAGGCATACATCTATGGCGAGCTATTCAAGAAGCCTTTGGTCTTCCTAGTAATCGAGAAGGTAACAAATAGGATGGGGATGTTTACTCCTAGCGAAGATTTCTTATCGATGGGTAAGCAGAAAGTTTTAGAAGCGATGACTGTGTATGAGCGATTCTTCGGAGAGAATAAAACAGATGATGTCGACCAATATTATATTAACGAAATACTTTAAAACAAATAAGATGAAAATTACAGCAGTAGATTGGTTGACTACACAACTTGAAAGGTACTATGGTCATGCAGACATTAAAAACACCACTGCCTTTATAAGAGCAATGGAAATGGAGAAAGAGCAGATAATGGATGCATATAACTATGGACAACAAATACCCCCATTTGCATACGCAGAACAATATTATAACAAACAATTTAAAAACAAATAAAATGATGAAAGATAAAATAATGAAGCAATACGAGCAAGGTAACATCGTATTGGTACAAAACTGGGGAGACCTAAGAACAATAAAGTTAGACGACTTTATAAACCAAGACGCTGATTCAATGCTATACGACCTGAACATGAACGAGAGGATAGCAATAGAGTTGGAGAACATAAACGACCCTAGATGGGTATACAACTATGCTGTAACTAAAACGATTAGAGCACTAAAGGCTAGAATAGAGCAGCTAGAGAAACAATAAAATAACATAATTTAATTTGTTATAAAGAAAAAACAATTAATTTTACAACCCTTAAAAGTTCGGCTACTTTAAAAAGCCATAAATAAAATGTCAAGTTTAATATCATTTTCAATCGACTGCTCAAAGATAGACAGAGCGTCATTAAAGGATGGCAAGTACTTAGCCCTAACAATGTCGGTAAACGATACCCCTTTAAATGGGAATAACGTATCGGTGTTTCAAAAGCAGACAGCAGAAGAGTCTAAGGCGAAAGAGCCTAGAAAGTACTACGGAAATGGTAGAGTGTTCTGGACTGATGGCAAGGTAACAAAGTACGAAGAGACACAAGGCTCTAGTGCACCTGCTAGTAATAATCAGCAAGGTAATGATGACGCAGACTTACCATTCTAGGAGGAAGTTGCTAAGTGTATATTGGGAGTCTATACCTGACGATAAGAAGGGTATAGACTACTCAACATACAGCTCTGAGCAGTTTGAAAAGATTCTGACATGGGCAATGGATAAGCAGGTTGATAGTAGAGAAAAGCTATTAATAAAAAATGGGCTTACATTTAAGCAAAACAAAATATTTAAAGGGGAAGTTGATACTGGTGTGACTATAGATTTTGATGCCATAAACAATGAGTCCTTGCTAACATTAATAAAATTAATAAACAATGATTAGTTTAGATAAAATTGATTCAGATATATCTGAGCTAGAAAAAACTGCGCAAGATGACAACAAGTCGTACAGAACACTAATGCTACTGAGAGAGCTAAGGATGTATATGCTAACAGAGCCTGATGAGTCTAAGTTACGATTGGACATAGAGAAGCTTAACAGAAAGATAAACGCAGAGCTAAACAGCTATGAGTATTGGCTTTCTTGGATATGCAACCCTGCCGTAAAGATAGAGAACAGAAAGGCTAAGTTTATGTCAGAGTCTAACATACCGAAGATGAGAAGGCATCTAAAAAACATTGGTTACATTTTAGGAGAGATAGAGTGTGGTAAGCTATAAAGACATTGAGAGTATCTTGGTTGTCGACTACATAAACGACAACGGATACCACACATACATCTACCAAGACGGATGGATGAAGTGTCCGATAATAGGTCTGTCAACAAATAGACGACTGGCTAAGATGGAGCTGGCTGTAAAAATTAACTTATTAAACAACAGAATTAAAAATGAGTTTAGAATTAAAAATAAAGAGAATATCAGCGAAGAGGTCTCAGCAGGTAGTCTCCATCGTAGAAAGATTAGCACAAGAGTTAAACCTAGACGTGTTAGTTACGAAGATAAGTACTACTAACTATATCCTATTTAAGACAGATGAATATGCATTCATTATAAAAGGCAATTACGCAGAAATTTTAATAAACAAAATAAACGAACTACAATGGTAACTATATTCAAAACATTAAGTGACACGTCTACGCCTTTTTACAGAAATGTCGAGGATGTTTTGGATAGGATAAAGTCTGGGAAGTCGAAAGATTTAGTAGAGAAGATTAGAGCCGAGTCAGACAAAGAGGCTAGAGACCTTTTAAAGAAAGGACTGCCAGCCATTTGCTTCTGCGGAGAGTTTACTAAACGGAACGATAAGTCGGTAACGGCTCACAGCGGATTTGTATGTCTTGACTTCGATAACTTTGAGTCTACACTGGCACTAGAAATGTACATGGAGGAACTAAAGGAGGATGCGTATACATTCTCCGTGTTCGTCTCTCCTAGTGGTGATGGGCTCAAGGTTCTCGTCAGGATACCAAAGGACATAGAGAACCACAAGTTGTATTTCAATGCGCTAAAACGACACTACAATAGCCATAACTTTGATGTGTCTAGCTGCAATATATCTAGGGTATGTTACGAGTCGTATGACCCAAACATTCACATAAACCAAAACAGCAGTGTATGGGAGGAGCAAGCAGAAAAAGAATATGCAATTCATACAAGTGACAGCCAGTCAATAAGGTTGAATGACTCTTCGGAGATTATCAGGAGGCTAAAGATATGGTGGGAGAGAGAGTACGGATTAGTCAAGGGAGAGCGTAATAAAAACATCTACATCCTAGCGATGGCGTTTAATGAGTTTGGCATTGATAGGAGCCTAGCTGAGTATGCGATGGGCAACTACACTCAACAAGACTTCTCTATCGCTGAGATAAAGTCAACCATTACGAGCGCATATAGGAAGACGGATGTAAACAACACCAAGTTCTTTGAGGACACAAAAAAGGTAAACGAAGTAAAGGCTATCTTAGACAGTGGCGCCCCAAAGAAAGAGGTTAGAGCTAAGTTACAAGAGGCTGACATTTCTGATGAGGAGATTAACAACGTAATCGAAACGGCTGAGAAGGAGTGCAATGTGTTCTGGTCTAAGACAGACAAGGGTGCACTAAAGATTACGCACAACCTATTCAAGAGCTTCATCGAAGAGAATGGGTTCTTCAAGTACTATCCTGATGGGAGCAACAACTATGTGTATGTAAGGCTTATCAACAACATACTATACAACTCCTCTGAGGATGAGATAAAAGACTTTATTCTTGCCTATTTGATGAATAGAAAGGATATGTCTATCTACAACTACTTTGCAGACAACACAAGGTTCTTTAAGGATGACTTCCTTAACATGATTGCTACGATTAGACCAGAGTTTGCTAAGGATACCAAAGACTACGCATTCCTATACTTTAAAAACTGCGTTACAAAAATCGGGAAAAACTCAATTGATATTATTGACTACATAGACTTAGGGAGCCATGTATGGAAGGAGCAAATAATTGACAGAGACTTCTTTATAAGCGAAGATGTTGACTGTGACTATCGAAGGTTTGTTTCAAATATTTCAGGTGGAGACGACAGAGAGTCATCTATAAAATCAACGATAGGATTTTTGTTGCATAGCCACAAGAGTTTAGGTTATTGTCCTGCTGTGATAATAAACGATGAGGTCATCAGTGAGCATCCAGAAGGCGGTACTGGTAAGGGTATCTTTGTTGCTGCATTAAACAAGATGAAGAAGGGTGTAGTTATAGATGGTAAAGCGTTTGCATTCGATAAAACATTCCCTTATCAGTTAGTGAGTGCCGACACGCAGCTACTAATATTCGATGATGTAAGAAAAAACTTTGAGTTTGAAAGATTATTTAGTATTGTTACAGAGGGTATTACGTTGGAGAAGAAAAATAAAGATGCCATTAAGATACCAATGGATAAATCTCCAAAAATAATCATCACAACAAACTATGCTATCAAGGGTAATGGTAATTCTAATAACAGAAGAAGATGGGAGTTAGAGTTCAAGCAGTTCTATAATATGTCATTCACACCTGAGCAAGACTTTGGTAGGATGTTATTTGCTAGTTGGGATAAAGAAGACTGGATTAAGTTTGATAACTATATGATAGGTTGTTTACAACTATTCTTAACTAGAGGTCTTGTAACAAGCAGCTTTAATAATATCGAGACAAGAAAGTTTATATCGGAGACAGACCATTCATTTTACGAGTGGATTATGGATAAATTAAGAGACGATGCACTAGACCCAATCATACCTAATATAAAGATTAGCAAGTCACAGCTGTTCAATAATTTCGTTGAAGAGTACCCAGACTTTTCTGTTAGAGGTAGACAAAGTTTATCGCAACAAAAATTCTATAAGTGGCTCAGTGTATTCGCTATATTCAAATACAAAAAAGAACCTACAGAGTCAAGAGACCATCTAGGTAGACACATAATATTTAATAATTAATCTATGTATAATTTAAGAGAGCCGCAGGTAGATATCCTAAACCTAATAAGAGAAAGGATATTTGCTGGCGATAAAAAAATATTAGTACATGCACCAACTGGGTTCGGTAAAACTATCATAAGTTACTCTATGATAGATGGAGCTGTTAAGAAAGGTAAGCGAGTATTATTTACTAACCATAGAATACAATTAGCACAACAGTCAAGAGATGTATTCGGTAGCTTACCAGTATCTTACCTACAAGGTTCAACTAAAGAGCATGAAAATTACAAATGCTTAGTTGCCACACTACAGACGGTGATTGATACGGATATAGATGCCCCAGATATTGTAATCATAGATGAGGTTCACTATTCATACGAAGGTAACTTAACGCAGTCTTTGTTTGATAGGTTTCCGAATGCTGTATTTATTGGTCTATCTGCAACGCCAGTTACATCTGATGGATACCTGCTAGAAGGCTTTGACTCAATTGTAAGTAAGTACCAAACAGGAGACTTAATATCTCTGGGTTGGCTTACTCCATTCTCTGTGTTAGCACCATTTAGGATTGACTTAAGCAGCGTTAAAGTAAGCGGCTCAGACTATAACGCAGAAGAGTTAGAGGGCGTTATCAATAAGGAGGACATCAACAATAGTATACTATCAAACTATTTGGAATACGCATCAGGGAGAAAGTTTGTTGGCTTTGGGGTTAATAAAAAACATTGCATTGATTTATGCTCGATGTTCAACTCATTCGGAGTGCCATCTGCTGTTATAACATCTGAAACCACGGATACAGATAGAGCATTGATATTAAGCAAACTTAAATCAGGGAAACTAAAGGGCGTGTTTAGTATTGAGATACTTACCGCTGGGTTTGATGAGCCAACGATATCGTGTGTAATCCTAGCGATGGGTACTAAATCATGGCGTAAATACATTCAATGTGCTGGTAGAGGAATCAGGTTAAGCGATGGGAAGAAAGACTGCATTCTATTAGACTTCTGTGGGAATGTTGAGGAGCATGACATGCCAGACAAGCGTAAAGAATTTAAGCATAAGAAGCAGCTAGGAAGGGTTATAGATAGAGAGATTGGGATTAAGAGCATAGAAGACAATGTAGCTGAAATAAAAAACAGTATAACAAAAGAAAAACTTATATATCTAAAAAAGATATCATCTTTGCTTGACTTATATGAAAGTAAGATTTATCGAGATGAGTCAGAGCTTCAGGAGGATGTAAACAACTTCCTTAAAAAGACTGGGTACTATTGGTGGAGACAGAACAGCGGAAAGATGTTTAAGGATGGGAGGTGGATACACTTTGCATCTAAAAATGGACTTCCAGACAATTCTGTTTTCTTTGATAACACATCTTTCTTTTTTGGACTAGAGTTAAAGATGCCAAATGGCAGGCTTACTGAATACCAAAAGGTAACACTCCCAGAGATGTCAAGCCATAAAATTGTTTACTTTATTTGCTACAGCGTGTATCATGTCTACTTAGCGATAGAGCATATATCTAAGTATGTAACAATAACAGAAGACGCAGTAACAGTATATAGTGGTATACATAACTACCCAGAGTGGCAAAAAGAATTAAGAACTAAATATAAATTAAATTAAATGAGAAACCATAAAGAAGCAATAATAATAGTTATTGCGCTACTACTATCAGCAGCGTGTATTCACATAAGCAGTATTAACCTAAACATAAACTAAAAAATAAGCGATGGCAAAACAAAAAATATACTTAGCAGGTGGCTTTAAAACCGACTGGGCAAACGAAGTTAAAAAGTGTTCTGATAATTTCCAATGGATAAACCCAAAGGATAAAGAATTTAAGAACGGAGAACGAATTGTAATGAATATAAACGAATACGGGAAGTGGGATTTGCATTTTATTAAGCAATGCGATATTCTATTTGTGTATGTTGAAAGAACAAATACAAGCTGTATAGGATTATGTTGTGAATCTGGATTTGCAAAAGGATTAGGCAAAACTGTAATTACAATTTTAGAACCTAACCACGAAACAATCAAAGACACCTACTTATCATTTATAACGCAGGTTTCTGATATTGTATTTGAGGATTTAGAAAGTGGAGTGAACTATTTAAAATCATTTGGAATATGAAGAAAGTTATTTGTTGGTGGAGTGGTGGTATTACATCTGCCGTAGCTTGTAAAGTTGCATTAGATTTATTTGGTGAAAAAAATTGTAGAGTAATTATGATTGATACTAAAAACGAAGACGATGACACATACAGATTTAAAAATGATTGTGAAAAGTGGTATGGTAAAACTATTGAGGTAATTACTGAAATAGGAAAAGATTATCAAAGCATACAAGATGTGTGGATAACTCACGAATCATTAAATGTATCTACTGGGGCGATTTGCTCAACGCAACTTAAAAGAAGAGTTAGAGAAAAATGGCAAAAAGAAAATGAATACGATTATCAAGTATTTGGATTTGAGTTTGATAAAAGTGAGTTCAATAGGGCTTTAAGTTTATCTAAAATAAAAAAAGCTAATGGTATTTATCCGCTTTTAATGATGGGTTATGATAAAGATGATTGCTTAAGAATTGTACAAGAAGCAGGGGTTGAAATACCTAAGATGTATCAATTAGGTTTTAGAAACAATAACTGTTTTAAAACAGGTTGTGTTCAAGGAGGTATTGGATATTGGCAAAAAATGAAAAGAGATTTTCCAGATAAGTTTGAAGCTATGGCAGATATGGAACACAAACTTACGGGTTTACGAGGAGAGCCTGTAACGATGTTAAAAGACCAAAGCAATGAAGCTAAAAAAGTAGTTTCTGAAACTGGTATTAAATGGAAGCAATTAATATTTTTAAAGAAACATTCCGACTACCCTGAATTGAAATGCTTAGATGATATGAAACCACAAGAAGTAAAACCATTATTCGATTGTAATGGATTTTGTGGATTAGATATTTTAACGCCAAAAAGTGAAACTAAAAATGAAATCAATTATCAAAATGAAGAATTTTAAAAGTGTGGTGGCTTTTTTCTTTTTGTTTTTCCTTCACGGTACTTCAATTAAAAACGAGCAGCAAGGCATTTCTGCTAACTACTTTATTGCCGAAACAAAACCAAACTATTATGCTAACATTATCAACTAATTACAATCAACTTGACAAAATAATTAAAAAAGTAAAAATATAACTTGACAAAATTATGATAACATCAGAAAAAATATTAGAGATAGTTAGCGAACTATCTAACGAGCCAATAGAGAAAATAGTCGGCTCATCTAGGAAACAAGAAATAATATACCCTAGATTTGCGATGATGAAACTTTCAAGGGAGTATACAAATGATAGTCTTGCGACTATTGGCATGATGCTAGGCGGAAGACACCACTCAAGTATTATACACGGAGTTCAAACTATGGATGACTTTATCAGCACTAGGGATATGCAGCCATCAGAGTCTGCGTTATACTTTGCAGCTAAAGAAAAAATAAATTCTTACTTAATGGTAAGAAGTAAAAGTATAACACTAACACCACACCCAGTTCCAACATGTTAAGAGAAGTAGAGATACCAGAGGCACAGTTTGACGAAACAAACAGAGATAAGATTTTACAGCTGGCATACATCCAAGCGTTAGCACTAGAGGCAACGCTAGACTTAATGGGAGACGAAAGGGTTACGGTATTCGGCAAGCCATTGGTTCAGAAAGAATTGAAGGTAAAGCTAAAGCAACTCAGGCCAGTCTTAGAAACATTCTATTTAAAGTTTAATAAGTATGGCCAATCGCAAGTAAACCTAATTGATGCCGTGAATAATTGTCACGACTTGTTTAAGGCAATGGTAATCGTAGGTATAGATAGCCTTAGCACGATTGGTGCATGTATCAACCTGAGACACTTTAATAAGCCACTATGGAACACGCTTACCACAAATATTTTTAAATCAGACTTAATCAGTAGGGAGGTATGATAATACCAGCAAGCAGAATACTACCGAAAGAAATACGCAGGCTAAAGAACTCAGAGGTGCTAGTATTCGAGACAGACAACGATGGGAACCACGACCTCCCACAAGGGAAGAAGGCGATATCATACGGGGTAGCATACGGTGCCATAAACAAACTATCAGGTAGAGGATATGGCATACCTACATACTCTACCCATAGGTTCCATAGACTACACCCTATGATTGTGAAGAAGCATATCAAAAGGTTTATTTCTTTCGCTAAAAAACATCCGCATATAACATTCCTATTGTCACCATTTGGAACGTCAAGGAAGACGTATGATAGGAGATACTTTGCCTATCTATTCAAAGAGGTAATAAAGCTTAATAACATAATTTTACCAAAAGGATATGCTAACATTTACAATAAAGAGATAATTTTGTAGTATGAATAAACACATGGACAAATTTATCAACTGGGTAAACGCAGAGATGGCAGAGATTAACGCAAGCACTGACTGCATATACGAGTCACTGGCAGACCTAGACGACAAGGCATTGCTGAAGTCGATATCTATCCTACAAAAGAAACTATCCATACTATCAGAGAGGTACCAAGCAAAGAAACCCTAAGGCTTCTTCGCTGGTATTGGGTATCCTTGTGATACATGTTTTTGATATACTTCTGGGAGAACCATGTCTTTGTAGTTTCTATTTCTACGATTCATTGTCCCCTCATCATAGTTTCGTGACTCCTTAAACTTCTCTACTATTTCATTCCAATCTTTCGGCACTGATTCATCTTTAAGAATCTTATCTCCAACAAAATCAATATCTTTCCCAGCTGGTAATATTCCAGTTGATGTACCTACACCGACAATTATATTTTTCAAAGTCATGCTTTTCATTGATTTTTCTTTTTCTTTCAAGGCATCTCTTCTTTTAACCAATTCATCATACTTAGCTCTTGATGCATCTTCTCTACTCATCAATACCCCCCTCTCGTGGTCTTCTATTTTCTTCTCAACTTTAGCAAGCTCACTACCATACCTATCATAAAAAGTTCTTACTGCTGATATTGAGGCTCTCATGAATGGCTGAAATGCTCCAGAGTTATCTACTATAAAATTAAGTTCTGGGTCTTGTCTATTAGGGTCATATACTTTTGAGTACATTATACCATCTCTATACTTATTGTAAGGGTCAGATGATATTGCTGGATGTATATACTTTTCATTAGCGTATTCAACAAGTGGAGCAGTAACTAAGCTATTATAAAATCCTCCAGAACTTCTTCCTAATATAATACCTGCTCCTGCCTGAGCCATGCCTTTCATAAATGAATGTGAAGCTGATTCTTCTGGAGCTACATATTGATTTGCCTTTTTTAACCATGCACTATCGTATGTTTGTATAGCGTTACCCATAGTAATAGCATCCTTTATGCCTGTAATACTTCCTTGAATTTTAGGATTCTCAACTGTATTATATTTTAATATCCCTTTAGCTCTTCTTCTACGTCTTTCTTCAGAATCACTACCTCCCGTTACAGCATTAAGAAGTCCATATCCTATAGCTAATAAAGCTAACTGAGCTTTATATTTTACAACATTATACACCCCACTACGAACTAGTATTGCTGCTATTGTTCTAATGCCATCAATTCTACTTATTTTACCACCATAGGCTACTGCATAAGCCGCATCAATACCATTTTGATTTTCTGTTTTTGTAAATGATGTCATATAGTTATTAATTATTAATATTTCTGACATCTTTCCTCTCCAAGCGCCCTCTTTAGCAATACCTACAAATGGGTTTCTTGTATTAGCAATCTCTGCAACAACTCTGTCGGCTTCTGTTGTAGCTTTCTCTAATTCATCTTTATATTTCTCTAAATAATCATAATCTTTTGCTGCTATTTTATCCATATCGATATCCAATCCAGTCTCTTTCTTAAATGTTAATCTAAATGTTCCTTCCCAAGCAAATCTACCAATAGATAAATCTGGGACTGACATCAATGCATCAGAAATAGACTCTCCGCCTTTTTGTGCCTTCAATAAAGAATTATAATATGCTATTTGCGCAACATTACTAAATCCATCAATAAAGTGCTTCTTATCTCTTACATCTATATCAAAGCTATTAGGGTCTAAGAATGCTCCAGACTCACCTTTATGTGGATACAATCTATCAAGACTATAACTGTTTAATACTTCCATTACTGTTGTCAACTTAAAGTTTCTCTGAAGGGAATTATTTTTCATTCCTTCAATTAGATTTTCGCCATACCTAGTAATAGCATACGATAAGTTCCCAGAGAACTCCCCTGTGGCTTTTGTTGGCCTAGAAAGCATATATCTAGCCCCTATTTTCTTTATATAACTAATGATACCATCTGTTATCTTATCTGAATTTACAATGCTTCTATTTATGACAGACTGTGTTATTTCGTCAAATATAAACGCTAGTGACAGTGCAACATCATTAGCTTGCTTATCCCCAGCTGTATCTTCTACTAACTTCTCAAATATAGCCTCAACAGTTTTAATTGGATTTAATAAACAATAGTCCATCATAATATCTCTATTCGCAGTATTGAATGTATTATACGGGTCAAGAGAAATTGGATGAGGGTTACCGTCTCTTGGGTTAATAGTCTGGGCTTCAGTAGACCCTCTACCTGTTAGAACCTGTGAAGCACTTGGAGGTAAAGCAGATAAAGATTGACCAGTACTTACGACATTTAACATCATGTAATTTGCTCTTGGATTAAATGAAACATTTCTAAGAGATACCGCAACATGCTGAGCGTATGGGGTTAGCTTTGCATAGTTTTCAGCAAGTGATACAGCTGCTTGTTTTTCTACTTTATTAAAACTATCCCATATTTTAGTTGTATCTATATTCTGTTCCCCAGTAGTCGCATCTATTGTAGAAAAATCTTTAATTAATTGTTCTAAATTGGCTTTATCTTTTGCAGTTAAATTTCCATAGTTTAATGTTTCGTTAAGATGTTTAATTGCAGGTATTACTTCCTTATTACCAATGTTAGATTCATACTCTAATTGTAATTTATACATTGTCATCTTATAGCAATGCTTCACTGCTTTCTCCATATCACCCCTGAATGACGCTAATACTTTTTGGAAAATAACATCAGCATCCATTGACTTTATTTTAAATATGTATTTTGAATACCCACTAGCCATCGCCTTAAACGTATTGTCAAATACCTCATAAGTTTTTAAATTACCAATTAGATTATCTATTCTTCTAATAGATTGATTCATGAAGTATGCTAGTTCCTTATTATAATCAATAGTATTACCATACAGGAATTTATTATAAACCCAACCTCTTATCTTAGCTTTCTGTTCACTAAACCACATTAGACTAACTGATTTAAGTTTAGGCAATATTACTTCTACCCCTTTTTTGATATTTGCATTTACCTGCTGGTTGTTTAAAAGGAATGGTATCTTACCCATATCACCATTAACTGCAAAGTGGTCAAGTGCTTCTACTGCCGCTATCTTCTCCTCCATAGTCTCAAAGTCGCTTAAAGGTATCTTCAAGAAGTTTTTCAGTTGGGCTAACTCAGCATCTGTTAGAACAGCACTAGGGTATATAGATTTTACAACCTGTAATAAACTAGCATGCTCATTTTCTAAGTACTCTAAAGCTTTTTTCTCATCTAGCTGCTCTACGACTCTAGTTACAGTAGGATTTTTTTCGTCATAGGTTTCTTGTTCTGCACTAACTTTGTCAAGATAGTTCAGCATCTCTTTTACATCTATAGCCTTCCTTAACCTTAAACCATTTTCAATTACCCCAACTAAGGCATCCTTTATTTTCTTTGCGGCTTCTAAGTGTGCATCAATGTCAGACACAGCCTCTGGGTTTATTTTAGCAAAGCTAACACCTATTGACCTAGTTGGAGAAGGTATCTTGTCATTGTTTTTAACCCTCCTCATCAATGAATTTAAAGCCCTTACTTGGGATACCTTGTCTGCGTACTCTGCATCGTTGAATATCTTTTCGGCATAGTCTAACACGTTCTTTACAGAGTCTTTATTAGCCGTGTTCATGTTGCTGAACTTATTAATCAACGCCTTTGCAGATGTTACAGATATCTTCTTCCCTTTAGCTAAACCTTTTATTATTTCTCCAATTTTTTTAACTGCGTCTTCAATAGACTTAGCTCCATCATTGGCAGCCTTTATCTCTAGTCTTATCTGGTCTTTTAATGCCGTAACTTCGTTTACAGAAATTATGTTTTTATTTCTAGGCTCAATGACCCTCTTCTGAACAATACCCTTACTCTTTAAGAAGTCAATAATTGCATTGTCTCTTTCGATATCATCTGTTTGTGTATATAGTTTACTAGACTTAACTATATCAACAACTTTCTTAGCTAATGCTTTTATGTCTAGTTTATCTATTTTTGTCTTCTTAGCCTCTTGGTTAAATGTATCGTTTAGGATATCAGATACTCTTGATTGCTTAGATTTGATTTGATTTCTTTCTTCAAAACTTTCTTTTTGTTTAATGTTTAACGATTGTTTTGAGTCGGCAAGCATATTCCCTTCCATGTTTTCAAGAGTATTTCCTTCTAGTATTGCTTTTAGACCTTTCTCTACGTTAGCTATTGGATTGCCTTTAAATACTTTCTTTATACTGTCAATTAAATAATTATAAAATGCCTTTGCTTTATCTGTCCAAGTTTTTAACGCTGGTTTATTTTTTGCATCGCTAAAAATTTTACTTGCATTAACCGCCCACCATTCAGAAGGATTGTATAATTGATACCAAGAGTCACCAAGACCTTTGTTGAAGTTACCATTACTGTCTGTATGGTCAGCTAAGTACTTCTTCATTATGTTCTCCATAGCCATGGCATTGAAAAAGTCTGGCTCTAACTGTCTTGCTTCTGCTAGACCTAAGTAAAGCAATGCCTGTGTTAGTTGCTGTCTAGTGTCAGTGTCTGTTTCTGTTTTTAGCTTACTAGCAATATCAGCGGCCTGTCTTTGTACTTGTGCATGCCATTCTTTTATAATTCCATCTCTTACTTCTTGTGGAAGAAATCTTTCTGTGTGGTGAAGTAGTTCATGGGTAACCGTTAGTGGGTCTTTAGGGTTCTTGAATATTTTTACTAACTCATCTGCGGCACGATACCACCCTTGAATACCATCACCATTAGCTTTTTTATTTCCACTTGTAATACTAATAGCTAAGTCGCCAAATAAACTAGGTGACTTTCTTAAAAGGTCAATAGCTAAATCTGCTTCATCTTGTGTTATATCGCCATTCCTTGCTGCTCTGCTTATCTTTTCGATTACAAAATTAACCCCTCTTTCTCTTGGCAACATTGCTCTCATTTCAGCTTTCTCTTTACGATACTTACGCTGCATCTCTACCAACTTAGCTTTTGCTTCAGCAGCTGCTTCAGGCGTTGCTCCGTTGATTAATCTTTTTATAAAGTTTCCTACGCTTGTAGGGCTATCTTCTTTTATTTTTCTTACACCAGTATCAGCCTTTCTTGCATTGCCATAAGCATCTCTTAGCTGTTCTAAGTTCTCCTCAAGTTTAGTTTCGTATGCAGACTTAGCATCCTCAGTTTTAGACTGCTTAGATTTAATTTCATTACTGCCTACTGTGGAAGTTCTGCTACCCACTTTGGCATTTTGCCCTCGTAAGTTTCCAAGTACTGTAGTGCCTCTTCCTGTGTCGGTTGTTTGCTGTAAAGCCTCATCGCCCCCAAGAACTGTTGCTTGAGCCACGATTCCTCGTTTGTTAGACCATTCTCCCTTTGAGAATTTGATTGGGTATTTTTTGAGTATTTCATTTGTTCTGTTTTCATTTGATTCTCCATTATTTAGTAATTCTTCAGATATTTTATTTATGTCCTTCACCATAGAAGGTGTTCTATTGTCGGTATTAATACTGCCTCTTACAGCTTCCCATGTTATTGATTGTAATTCTCTTGGCAAGATACCAAATTCTTTTGCAATTTCTGTGTATGCATCTTTAAAAATTGCATATTCCACAGACATTCCTCCATCAAAAATACCAAATTCTTGAGCATCGTTTGCGGATGAAGGTAACATTAGTCCAGCCGCAAATGCATGAGTGTCAGCAGTTAAAAATTCAGCGTTCTGAGGGTCTATGATGTTCCCATAGAAGTTACGAACTTTATTCCCATTACCAAGTCTTGAACTTATGTTTTTCATACTTGGGTCAATGAGCATACTTACCGCATTTG